CGGGGCGCCACTTGCTGCAATTAAAGCTGCGACTGTGACGCCCCGCCATTAGCACTGTTCGGGTGCCTCTTGCGACAGCCAACATCAGTATCCGCCAGAACTCGCGCGCACGCCGCGAAGCACGCCATGTACGCGGCCTTGCTTGATGCCAAGCGCCGCATACGCGCGTACCATGAACTCCAGCCGGTCGCGCGTCTGCGCAAGCTCCAGCCAGCCGAGCAACCCGTCCGGCCCCATCGCGCGGGCATCATCCGTCTGGCGCTGGTCCTTGTAGCCGAGTTCGCAGCCGTTGAGACGATTGGTGTCGATGATGAAGATGCATTCATCCGGCGCCGAAGACGAATACGTGAGTGGAGTGTCGGTTGTCGCGCCGCCACGGTCGGACGAAGACAGGTCGTCGCCATCATCAGTAACGGTAGTAGCCGCTGCAGTTGGTGTGCCAGACGCATCATACGTCAAGCCGTTCGCAACGTTGACAAGCACTTCGTCGCCGGAAGATGTCCCACGGTAAATCTTCCAGTACCATGCGTCGGTGTACTGGCCGAGGTCGCTGTCGATGAAGAACGCCGGGACCGAGAAGTTAACCGCGCTATTGTCGCCCGATACGTTAACGGTGATAGTATCGCACGCACCTTGTTCGCCGAAGCGCGTAACCGGAGCCAAGCGGTAATAGTACGTGCCAGCCGCAAGAGAGCCTTGGCCAGCAGCAACGCTCGCCGTGATGCCGGTGGCCTTCTTCTTCGGCCGGGTCGCTTCCGTCTGGTAAATTGGGATGCCGCGATACTGATGCAGCCGCAAGCCGGCGCGTGCGCCAGGCAACCCGCCAGGCTCAATCTCAACGTCGTAGCGGATAGCGTTGCTGCTCTCCACAGCATCAGTAAGCCGTGTCAGCATCTCCTTGCTCATCACGAGCACATGGTTCTGAGCGCCCTCGACGGAGACGCTTACGGCATCGATGAGCGAATCGATGTCGCTCTTCGTTAGCACATCATTGCCGCCATCATGCCGCACAATCTCCGGGTCCGCATCGAAGCCGTCGAACGTATAGCTATTGGCGGTCGCATCGCCCCACAAAATCATGCCAGCAAGCTGGTAGACAACCGAGATGGCGCAGCCGAGCGCTTCTTCGGTCAGCAGTTCTACATCGCTAATCGTATGACGCGAGAAGTTATCGACGCCACCAGCTTCACGGATGGTTTTCAGAGCGACGCTTACTTTGTCCAGCGACGACTTCGTGCGCACCGTATCCGAGGACGGGCCTTGCGGCACCGCAACCGGCAACGCCGTGCGGCGACGGAAGAAGAACGGGCTGTCCGCCACTGCGCGCATCGGGATAAGCTGCAGCATTGGCATCTGCGCCAGTGCTGCCTCGGTAAGCGCACGCTGTATCAGCTCTTCCGTCCGAATACTGGACAGGTCGCTTTCAGTCAGTTGCTTAAAAAGCTGCGCGTCCATATCAGGTGCCTCCTACCTGTCTTGCGCGCTCACTATTGTCGCGGCTGTTCGTCGCCGCTGAAGTGCGCGGCGAATACAGTCGCCAGCACATCCTGCTGCTCGTCGGGCCGAGCAGTCCGAATGCGCTCTTCAAGCTGCTTGCTGAGCGGCGCATCTTTGTTGGAGTCGCCGTCGTCGCCGTCGCTCGATTGCTGCTGCTTTTGCTCGCGCGCCTTGCGGAAGTATTCCTCAACCACTTGGCGGGCAATTTCTTCGGCTTCCTTCGCCGAAGCATCAGTGCTCTTGTTAACTTCAGTGCCGCTGTCTTCGGCAGGCGAAGCGTTTTCGCCGCTGCTGTCGTCGTTGCTGTTTTCGCCGGCGTTGTCAGCACCTTTGTTCTGCTGCTGCTGTTCATCGCCGGTATCGCCGCTATCCTCCGCCGGCGACTGCGCTTTCTCCAACAGCGTGGCTACTTTCTCCAGCTTCTCTTCGATAGCAGCGAAGCGCTTCTCAAGCGCGTCGCCATCATCGCCGCCAGCGGGCTGCTCGCTATTGCCATCAGCCGGGGCTGCCCCTTCGCCTTCGGTGCTCTTCATGAGCCGCTGGTCAACGAGCGTCTTGAGATGGTCTTGCAAATCGCGTTCGACCTGGCGGAGACGCGCCGTAAGCTGTTTCTCTACGTTGCTCTCTACAGCCTGCTTGAGTTCAGGCATCAGCGTTTCGCGGAGCGTGTCCTCCAGCGCCTTGGCGAATTGCTCAACGCTTACAGCCGGCCCACTACTGGACAGTGGCAGTTGCGCTTGCTGCTGCCCTTCCTCCGGGGTCTGAGCATCGCCCATATTTGTCTCCTCCTTCTTCACGTAGGTGGGCAGCTTCGCCTCTCGCGCTGCCCGCTCTAAAACTCGGCGTGCCTTCTCGCGCAGGTCTTCTGGTAAGTCTGTCTGCGGCAATCGTGATAGTGCATTCTTTAGATGCGCAATGTCAATCTTCCCGGTATGGTCACGATACGGCAACTTCCGCAAAGTGCGCGGCACCGTCTTGCCTTCATCGTCCTTCTCGCCGCCGGGCAGAATAACAGCAAAGCATTCGTCTGGCAAGTCGTTGATGTAGGCGCGCGTCCAGACAGCCTTCTCCAGCCGCAACGCATCCCAATACGGTGAGGCATCATCATAGGTATCCATGCCCAGCTTCTCCAGCGCTTCTTCGTAGTCAACGGCGCTTTCGTCAAGTGCCTTTGCAATGGCTTCAACGAAGCCAGTCCGAGGATTCGCAGCCGTCCCAGGCCGCACAATTGCCACGTGGTCTATCGCGCCGTTGGTGATTTCGCGCACATAGCCGCCAACTGTGGGGTCGTATCGAAACCGCACCGCCGCCGGGTCCAGCCTGCCGCCGATTGATACTTGACGGTCAAGCTCGCCGCGCCGCACCTTCTCCCACAAATACATCGCCACCGGGTTCTCTTGGTCAATCTTGAAAATCGGTCGGAAGTGGCTGACGCTTTTGTCCACGCTTACAGATACCCCAAGCGGGATTGCACCACTGTGGCCTTCCACAAGTTCGACCTTCCCAGCAGCGGCCAAGTCTTTCATCTTCTGCAGGAAACTCGGCGCTATTACATCGGCCTTCCAAAAACGCCGTGTAACGGGGTCGTAGCCACCTTGCTTATCAGGAAGACTATCGCTGGCATCCACCACGAGGAACTTCTCGCCTTGCTCTTCATACGCTTTGAAAAGCCGCGCGCCGGCGCTGAAGTTAACATCGCCCATCTCGGTTGTCCCCTTGCGCAACCATCGGCCATTGCGATAAGTGTAGCGTCTTCGGAATGTCGCCTTCGCGCGCTGCGCTGCTTCTGCTGCGCTATATCCTTGCTGTACAAGACCATCATATAGTCGCGCAAGCTCATTTATCAAGTCCAGACGGGTCAGCTTCACCGGTTTTGAGCGACCAGTCGGTGTTATGCTAAACAATCCAGGCGCTCGCGCAAGAGCTTCTTCTACCGACCCGTATGGCATCTTGTTTTCACCGGGCGCCGCCTTTTCTCTGGCGCCGCCCCTGGTGAGTCTCCTCTCGACAACGGGCCACACACAAACATGAGACACCATAACGGCAAACATGTCAAGTCCCATAAAGGCAAAAGCCGAGCAGCCTTTGTCGGCGCGCTCGGCTCTTGCGCTATCACCTGCTCAGTCCAAAGGGGGCTCGCCATGCACTCTCAGTATGCCACGACATTCATCGCTTGTCAATAACTACAGAAAACGGCGAGAACGGCGTGCGCCGCAAGCGGCCGGTCTCATACGCCTTCTGCGTAGAAGCAAACCAGTCATCAATCAAACGTATGAGCGCCGGCAATGCAGCTTCCATGCCTTGCCGGTATAACTCGGCACGTAGCTCAAACCAGTCGAAACCAATCTTCCAGTCGTCACGATAAAACATCAGAAGCTCACGGCCGTCGCGCTCGGTCACGTGTTCCCAGTGCGTGCTGGTGCCGGCGCACGCGACATCAAGCAGTAATCGTTCGCGCGGCGTCGGGGCTGCCATGCTCAAGCTCCCTCCACGATGTAAACAGATGTAACGCGACCGTGCTTCAGATAACCAGCCGCCACAAGCTCTTCGGCAAGCCACCAGTCGCCGATGTCGTTGCCGTAAACTTCGGTCTTCCCGTCAAAGCGACAACGCAATGCCACGCAGTGCGTATGCAGCGCCGCTATTGTGAAATGCCCCCATCGCCCGGCGGGGTCATCGCGGTTCAGCCATTGTATCCGCGCATATCCTTCTTGGCCGGCACGAAGCTGTGGGAAACTATACTCGCTGCTTGCGCCATTAACGCGCTTCACTGGCTTGCCAAAATGCGCCGAAATAGCACGCAATTCGCGCACGTTTGTATAACCACGGTATGCGCATCCGAATACTTCATGCCATGCTTTGAGCACATCAGCTACCGAAGCGCCAGTAATTATAGAGATTGCAACCGGGCCACAAATCCCCTTCTCCGGTAGCAGCCTCTCATACAACGTTGTCCATAGCCGCTTGCGCAACCAGCCAGGGGCCGCCATCTGTCCCATCCTATCCACGCAGCACTGCATCAGCGCCCCCGCTTGCTTTCCCCTTCCTCGCTCGCCATCACCGCTTGCACCGCCGCGCTTATCGGCATCCAATTGCCGCCGCTTTGTATCCACGGGACCTTGAAAACATCGCCGTTGACACCCATGCTCTCCAGCGTGCGCACGAACTCATCAGCAATATGCTTGCCATGCAATTGCACCCATGCTTGATACGGAGTCGTCAAACCAGCACGCAAACTCTCTATGCGCTGCACATGCCTTACTTCTTCAGTGCGCAAATCCGCAGGTTCAAAATCAAATATCCAGTCCTCGAAGCCGAACTCGTTGACGATGATACGTTCGGTGACAGTATCGCTAATTATCATCAGCAGCGTCGGCAGCGTCTCTTCGTACAGGATATGCCTTTGCGCTTCCATGTTGGCGCGGTTGACTTCACGGTAGGCGCCGATGGTGCCGAGCGGCACACCCATGAGCCCGCTCTTGCGGCGCAGAAGCATCTCGTCAAAGCGCGACCATGCTGCATCCAGAATGCGGTCGCCCAGCTTGACAGGTTGCGCCACTACTTTCTCGCCTGGCGGCGCAGACATCCGCGCAATGATAGGCAAATACATGTCTTCAATGCTGTTCGGGTCCGCGCGTATCTCCAGCTGCTCTTTCAGCCGCTGGCGCTCGTCTTCGGAAATGCCGGAGAAGATAAGCATCAAATCTGCCATGCCGGCGTGCTTCGCAGCTGAACGATTGGTCACGAACAGATAGCCGCTCGCATCGCTCCACGGCTCCACAATGTCGATTAACGCAAGCGGCTTCCCGTCAGGCCCAATCCGCGTGAATTGCACAACGTCTTGCAGCGGATAGGTTTTTTGCTTGCTTGTCAATGTGCTTGACCCGGCACTCACTTCAAGCGTCTGCACCCACTTCTCTTCGCCATCAACTTCTTTGCGCTCAATATCGCCGGCCAGCAATTCAAATCCGACAAGCGGGACTTGCTCAAATGTCTCCAGCGCTTGCTCAACTTGCTTGGCAAGAAGCTCCACCGGTTTATCCGCGCCAAGCACCGGCCGTATGGTGCGCAGCAGCACGTCATACAACGTCTCGCGCGTTTCTTCTTCATTCATCTCTGCGCGCAGCAAATGCCAATGCGCCGTGCCGGTAAGATGCAAGCGCGCCACAGTCGCTTGCAATATCGCCTGGCACGGGTTCTCACCATCCGGGCGGTGAAAGAACTGCCGCAGCACTATCTCGTGTTGCTTGTCGCCCTTGCCGGCTTCGCGTTCATGCAACGCCCACTGCGGGACAAGCTGCATGATTTTCGCAGACATTGCCGCAATGTCTATGTCGCCGCGAAGCGTGCGCCAACGTTTGGCGTCTTTGTTGGACGAAAACAAAAGAGACCCTTTCCGACTGCCTTTGCGCTTGCGCGGGCGAATATTGTCGTGTGCTACACGAGCAGAGCTACTGCGTCGAGTCTTTTCCAGTCTCTGCGGCGGCGGATTGATGCGCATTAGTAACAACCCCTATGCCCAAGACGTTAGTTACACGCAGTGTCTGTTCTTCCATCCTATCTGCAGCCGCCAACAAGGTGCGTATCCCACGCCGTACACCGCGCGGCGTCGGTGCCACGAACATCTCCAGCCGGTCCACGTCCGTCCCCGGAACCGGGCCATACAGAATTAGCCGCATCGTCTCGCCGATGTGCTCGACTTCGATACGGTATCGCCGGCCAGACTCCGCCACGAACGCACCATCGTGGCTTCGTATTAGCGGCGCTCGACGAAACAGTTTGCGTAGCCATGAAATCATAGCGCTCCCCTCCGGGTCATGATGTCGGCCACATGCTGGCGGTTGCGCTCCACGCGCAACGACGGCGGGCGCGCACTGCCCCACTGCGAACGCCCCCATGCCGCCGCTTGAGCACACGCAGCCGCTACAGCATCAGCAACGTCTTTGCTGCCTTCAGGCGGATGGTCAATCCGGCCGCGCTGGTACTCAAGCCGCATGTACTCGCGCCGCATCCAGAAATCATCATCAGCATACAACAAATGACCGCTGTGTAGTAGCTCCTTCAAGTCATAGTATGCCGTAGATTTGTCTACGCTCATCACATACGCCGGCACACCACGCTCGCGCAGAAGCTGCAAGCAGTCGGCCGACTGGAAGCCGTCCATGCTGACGAAAAGCTCCGCCAGGCCATCACGCTTATAGCGCTTGATGAATGCATAGATGAACTCGCGAATGCTCGCTATGCGTATCTCGCCGCCACATTCTTCTGGCAGCAAGCGCAGCGTAAAGTCCAACACCACCAGTACCGGGTCCTCCCACTCCTCCATCTTCTCCGCGTGCGCCACGGCCAAGCCCATCGCATCACCAGTAAGCCCCAGGTCGATATGCATGTAGTACCGCACCGCCGGCGTGATGCTTAAGCTCGGTACAATCTTGTCGAACTGCTCGGCATTCCATAGCGTCTTCCAGTCGCTATCAACCGGGTTAGCAAACTGCGGGTCTGGTCCACGGCCGAACGGCGGCGGCGGCTCGCTGAAAATGTCCGCAGCGTGTGGGTCGAACGGCTGATGCGCATAGAACGGCCGCGAACCATAATCGCGCCACGCGCGTTCTGGGTCGCGGTCGAACGCCGGCTTAAGCTCAATAGGTATCTCCTCGCCATCAAGCTCAAACGTTTCCTTGCGCCGCCAGCGTGTCTTGACCTTCCATGTCGGCAAGCACTCCGCAAATATGCGCGGGTCATCTTCAGCTTCGCGCAGCTTGCGTTGTATCCAGTCGTCTACCGAGCGCGCGGATGAGATGCTGATTACCAGGCCCTCTTCGCCGAAGCGCGAGCGGATGCGCTGGTCAACGCGTTCATAAAGCTCTTGTGCGATGTCGTTGGCTTCGCCGACGATGCGCGCACGAGTCTGCTCGCCGCGCTGTTCCCACCAAGACGCTTCATCAATGACAGCCGCAAACATGTTGCGGCCGAGCGCCGACCGCCGGCTACATCCATACGGGGCTATCAGCAAGCGCATCTGATACGGCGTCGAGCCGAGCAAGAAGCGCAAATAACGCTTCACCTTCGGGTCCACCGGGAAGTACTTCTCAAACCACGGCGACTGCGCCAGCTTCGATTGTAGCTCTTCAAAAACCACTTCGCGCGCCAGCGTATACGTGCCAGCAAAGCAGCCAAGCTGCACCAGCGTGCCTTCGGCCAAGTTGTAATCCGACCAGAACTCGCCGAGCGCCATGCGGCGTAGCACATCTGCGGCAATGTAAGCAAGCGCAAGAGACGAGAGGTAGCTTTTCCCGGACCCGATGCCCCAGCAGAGATACGCTTCGCTGTAGCCACCCAGCAGTATCTCGTCGAGCACTTCCAGCACGTGTGGGAACGGCTCATCGCCCAGCCCCAAGTACTCTGGGTGCGTCACGAAGACACTCGGCGCCGGGAGTTCCGGCACGTACATCTGCGGCACTCGCGGCATGTCCTCAATGTACAAAATGTCAGCTATCTTTTGTGCCAACACCGGGTCCACCATTGTCTTGCAGCTCCGCACCGCTGATTAGTCTCATGAGCTGGTCGGCAACCTTCTGGCGCATCTCTACCGGTATATCTGCCTGCTCCATCGCTTGCCGCACCAGCATGGCAGCCTTGTCCATAATGTCAAATGTATCGTCCACCACTTCACTGAGCATCATATCGAGGTTAATCAGCCGGATAACCATCTGCACAGCTTCGCCGAAGCTGCGCGGAGCCAATTCTGGCAACAGGATAGGGTTCCCCTTCTCATCGTATACCTTCTCGCCGCGTGCGAACGCCAGCGCCGCACGAATAAGCGCCGACACCACAGCGCGGTATCGGCGCACCAAGCCGGCTTGCGTTTCAGCGGCTTCTTTCGTCAGCAATTCTTGGCGCTGTCGCGACAATTCGCGGCGCAATTCGTGCCAGTCAATCCCATCCGGCCGCTTCTCCGCGCGCCAGTGTCGGATAGTCGGCGCCGGCACACCGCAAAACTCGCCGAGTTCAATGTCTGTATCGAAACTACCGGACGCCCACAGCGTGCGCACGTAACGCACGAAGCTATCCGGATAGCCTTTTTGGCCACCTTTGCGCCGTTTCGCCGGGGCTTTCTCTTGCTGCTTATCAGCTTCGTCACTCATAAGAACGCGGGTCAGCTCCAGCAAGAAAATCAGCACAAATCAAGACGAGCGCATCGCCGAAAGCTATAGGAGCGTTGCAGATAGCACAAACCTTGTCAACGGCCATCTGGAGTACCGCCCACTTGCTTGGAGTCAAAGACAGGAGACGAGCAATTCGTTGCTCGTCTCCCATCCTTGTTGCACCCGCACCACCAGGCAGGACGCCGTTTCGCGGCTCGCCGGCTAATGCCAGCAGCACATCAACATCGTCGCCATTGTCAGACATTGTTGGTTTTATGGCAGCCTAAGCACCGGGATACCCGCAGCACGCAACGCATCATTTATGACACGTGTGATGCCGCGCTGTGTCGTCGCACGTACCGAGCGCCCAAGCGAACCGCGACGGATTACGCGATTGCCCGAACGTATGCGGAACGTGCCGGTTGCACGGTCAATTTCCGCAACGGCTGTGCCGCGCATATCCTCACCAGTAGCCAACGTGGCGCCGATAGTCTGCCCACGCGCTGCAGTGGAAACAACGGCAGCGCCACCGGAAATACCTGCGGCTCCTCCGCCTTTGGCCATCGTAATCGCCTCCATCGTGTTATCGTCATTGACACTATCACCGTCGGCGCGGCAGGACCCGAATGCCAAGAGTGCGCAACGCATCGCGCGCGACGCGCTCAGCGCCACGGTCGGTCCGAGGATTAGGTGTGCGGCCGAGATTGCCGGCGCGTATGGTGCGATTGCCAGTCTCGATTCTGACGCGGCCAGTAGCACGCTCGATTGTCAGCAGCGCACGGCCTTCCCCTGCAGCGCCTGTTATCAGCCGAGCTGTAATAACGTTCGGCAACACAGTCGCTCTTTCAACAGCAGCGCCACCAGAAACGCCAGCGGCTCCTCCGCCTTTGGCCATTTACTCCACCTCCGAATTATCTTCGGGTGTTTCGTCTGCCGCTGTGCTTTCATTCATGCTTCGCATCGCAAGCTCCACGATGTCGGCGAACGCTTCTTCAGTTAGCATATCATGCCCGAGAGCCGTACACAATGCAAGCAGCTTTTTATGCGTGTCTTCGCCAACGTATAGCCGCAGCAAAATACGCATCTGCTGCCGGGACTGTGCTTGCTGCACGGCTTGCGCTATCTCCGCCGCCGCATCCTCGGCACCTTCTTCACCCTCCGCAGGTTGCTCCCCAGCGTCGCCAGCCGCTTGCACATCTGAAACTTCAGCGGCACCACCTTCTGTCGGCTCAGCATCGCCAGCTTCTCCGCCAACCACAGGCGCCGCTGTTTCTGCTTGCGCATCCATCTGTGCTTCAGTAGCTTTCTGCTCCGCCGCTTCGTCCAGCATCTCCTCCAGGAATTGCGCCGCCTCCGCCATCCCCGCAAGGTCAAGCCCCGCCACAACAAAGTCCGGGTCCTCAGGTATCGAATATTCCAGCGTGTCCAGCGTGCCACCGGCCGTCACAAACTCGGCGATGGCCGCCCAGTAGCGGTCTTCGTCGCGCTGGCCGCGTATCTCATTTAGCGCAATCGTCAAGCGGATAGCCGTCGGCGTATCTACATCCCATATCTGGCACGGGACCGCCTCCAGCTTCAACCGCTTCGCGATGTCGTATCGGCCTTCGCCGTCAATAATCTCATACTCGCCTTCAATCTCCGGGTGCGGCCGCACAATCAGCGGCGGCATGTCATCGCCGCGCTCCACCGTTTCTTGTATGCCGCGCTTCAGCTTCTCTTGAATGGACGGGTCGCGCCGGTGCGGGTTCCAGCCGTTCGGATGCAGCTTCTTCAGCGGCACCATCATCAACATTACATGAGACGGCATCTCCGGCTCCGGGGCCGCTGCCCCTTCTGTTACTTCCGCTGCATCCACATGCTCATCTGCGGTCATTTGCTTTCACCCACTTAGTCTTTCGGCACGTCCCACGCCGTGTCAACAATCCGCCGGGCCGTCTCCACCAGCTTGTCATCAGGTTCAATGTGCAGCGGCTTGCCGTTGTACATCGTTTCGCGCAGCCGCCTACAAACCGGTATCAGCACTCGCCTTCGCCATTGCCGCACCACATCCATCTGCGACTTCCAGCCGCGCGGCGTCAAGTGCTCTATCCAATGTATCGGGTGCTTCTGCGCCATAACATCTTCCACGTACCGCCGCAGCGGATGCATCTCGTCTACGCTGCCGTAGACCAGCACCGGCTGCCCTTCGGGCAGCACCACGTCGTTGTACAGCTTCAGCGCCGCCAGATTAATACGCAAATCTTCTTTGCGCTCAGTTGAATGAAGCGTCGTAAACGAAAGCCGAGCCGCCGCCGCCTTCGCCGCAACACGCTTGCCAAGCTCCACGAGAAACGGCGTGTCCAGCATGATGGGGATATAAATCTGCGCACCGCTTTCGAGGAAGTCGTACATCGCACGCATACAATTGTACAGCGCATGAGCACGCGAGACGTTCCAGTAGCCAGTGATGACCAAGTGCTCCCATAGCGTGACGCCGGACTCGGCGAGACCTTCCCACCAGCGCTTCGGCCAGCGTTGCTCCAAATAGTCGTCAACGGTTTCGAGCATCTGGATGACAACGCAGTCGTCATCAAGCCCGAGCAATTCGTGGATAGTTTTCATGCCGACTTCTGGCAGCCAGCGCGGGTCATAGCGGTCAATATGAATGGCCACCGCTTTGTAGCCGAACAATCCGATTAGGCCGACATCCATGTACTGCACATACGGGATATGCTTCGGCAACGGGGGCAGCGGGCCGCGCGCCGGCATCGTCTCCAGCATCTGCTCAACGCGGTTGTGCAGGATAACAAAATGATTATAGAAGTGTTGCAGCAGCGGCGAGCGACCACAAACGCTGGGGACAAAACGCTGCTTCTGCGCGTGGGTAACGCATCGCTCGCACTTGGTGCCAATACACGAAGACTGAATGCAATAGCGGATATGGCCACGGCAGCCGGGGCAAAAGCCATTCTTTCTGAACGGACATTCAGCGCACGGCAAGCCATCGTTGCACGACGACGGCGGCACCGGTTCTTGGTCGCGCTTCGGACGTTGTGGCGGTGGAATGCGCATAGCGCGGATAGTTTATGTCAAACGCTTACGGCCGGTCAATAGCATCTGAGTCTCTTGAAGTTGCCGGAAAAGAAAACGCATACCATCGGCTTCAAGCTCTTCTGGTGTGACGAAGTTGCCGGCCGCAGCGATGAACACTTGTTCAGCAGCCGGGCGTTGCTGATAAACCTTCGCCACGATAGCCGCGACTATCTGCTGGTCATCGTGCCAGAGAATGCCACTACAAGCATCGATGAGCGGCTTGGTGAGATTGTCCACGATGTCCGGTTTGGTGATGAAAGCTGTCGGCAGCGGCCACTTCTTTGTCGGCTTGCTCGGCCGGCTTTTCGGCAGCGGCTTCACGTAGATAACATGAAGCAACACCGGGCCACTGAACGGGAGTTCAGCACCGTCAGCGACGGCTTCTTCGTATGCTGCATAAGCTGCTTCAGCGACGCGCGCTTTCCAGCTCTGGCGGTCCGGCGTGTCTACGCGGCGCGGCGTGCCGCCGACGAAGACGAGCCGCTTGCGCTCGGTTTTGGCCCGGCCAGCTATCTGAAGGCGCACGGTGTCCATTTAGCTCCAGCCTTTCGTCAGCTTGTCATGGTACGGGTTGTCCAGCACCTTACGCACACGCGGATAATGTTCGGCTGCGACGCGAAGCGCCGCGCTGACTTCCGGGTCACGCACCGCACGTGGTATCTCCGCTTGCTTGACCGCTTGCGCCAGCGTCAGCGCCGACCGACAGGTCCATCCACCTTGCGATGTCAATTCCAGCGTCGGCTGCGGCAGCAAACATTTGCCAGACGGCGCTCGAAAGATACATATCCGCTTGAAGATACAGCGCGGATTCTTGCCTTGCAGAAACTCCGCGACTTCTTCGACAATCTCCAGTAGCTTTTGCTTGTGCGGCGGGCTACAACCTTTCGGCGCAAGCTGTTCATCGACACCCCACGGCGGTTTTGTTCGCCGCTCGCGGGCATCTACGTTCAGCAAGCCCACGCCGATAGCCGCAACCCGCCGCACGAAATCTGCACCAGCATGTCCGGGCAGCGCGACGTATACGTATTCACAATAGTCTTTCGCGCGCTCAGCTTGGTCAAGCACTTCATCTGTCGGCTGGAGCTTGGCTTCAACGCCGATAAGCATATCAGTGTTCGGGTCAAAGCCGACAACGTCGATGCGGCCGCCAAGCCCCCACGGAAGCGGGGCTTCGCGCACAGACACATAGTGCTGCCAGCGCAGCCACTGTGCAATGTTGAAATGCATGAACGCTTCTTCTACGTGGAGAGGCATATCAGTCATCGGCGTCCTCTTGGCGCAAGAGATTGTGCACGGCTTCAAATACGCGCAGCATGGCTGGCGTGATGGTGCCGAGCGCCATCATATCACGTGCTTGTTGAATGGTGAACGGCCGGTCCGGGGTCTGCTCCAGTTCCCATACCAGAATATCAGCAACCGCTTCGCGGTCGCGTTGCGAGAAGCGCCCAATCAAGTCAAGACGCGCGAGTGCCAGCAACCAGTCACGTGGTTTGTAGCCCATGTCAATCTATCCCCCGAAAGAAGTCGTCCATCAATCGGCGCACACCAGCAACGGCGCTGTGGCGGTGGTGCTTCAAATGCTCAACGGCGGCACGGCGGCCGGCATCGTGCGCAATGCTCATGTCGGATTCCGCGCGGCGGTCGATAAGCTCGTCTAAGAAATCAAGCACTTCGCGTGTGGCGCGGAGTTGGCTGGCGAAGGACTGGGACTGCTGGTCGGCAAGTTTCGCAGCGGCCACAAGACAAGCGAGGCCGAACCCGGCGGCTGCGCATAGAAAGCAAAGCAGCACCGTTAGCATGGCGGTCACCTCTCGATGGTGATGCGATACACCTCGTCGTCCTTTTGGTCTAACGGGCACGGCGCTTCCGTGCGGATGTAGACCTTCTGCCCTATCGCACCGGGCGCCAGCTCATCATGATGGTCCCACCATTCTGGGCCGGCTATGGAGAACAAGTCGCCAGGCTTCAGTTCCTCTGCGCGTACACGAGTAGCTTTAATCCTCATTGCGTTGCACACCTCCATAGTTCCAGGCGTTCTGCGCCCACGCCAGCAAGCCATGCAGCACCGCAGCTTCGGCAACCGCAATGTCAATCAGCAAGGCCAGGTCCGTGCTGTACTTGACACCATCTACATATTCACCAGTACTAGCCGTCCGCATCAGGTCAACCGCCGCTTCGCTGCACAGATAGTCGAAGTGCCGCGCGCCGAATATCTTCTCGCTGCGCCACGGCACCTGCGGGTTCACCAGCGCAATCGCCGAAGCGTATTGCAAGCCGCGCCGATATGCAGCCGGGTCAGTATCCACAATGTACACGCCATGCTCGTCAAGCCATTCGCCGACAACATGCCGCACCGCCGCTATGACTTCATCAAGATTGGCAAGCGGGAACCGCCGCTTACGCCATTCGCTGTGATGCCAATTCTCAAGCGGCAGCCGTCTCCGGGGACCGGTCCCAGTACAGCATTCTACACGCCACCACGCTTCGCGGCCGCGCCGCTTGTCAACGCCATACAACCGGAGCGGGCCAATCTCCAGCCACGGCCAGTAGTAGTGTTTGCGCCACATAGAGCATCACTCTCCCTCTTGTTGCATCGCCAAGCCGCTCTCCTTCACATACATCTCCAGGTCATCAATGTTCACGGCGAACATAGCAGCGTCTCTCCTCGGCAGCAGGGAAGCATGTCGCCAAATAAAATAGCCTCGCCCGCCACGCGGCCAAGGCAGGCGAGGCCAGGAGGTGACGCCCCTTTCGGGGGCCTAATTGTAGCACCGCACAGCACCCGCGTCAATCGAGTTTCCACAGGCCCCCACTCTCCTTCAGCCGCGCATTGCATACACCAGCATACGTCTTGTGCGGCAGAAAATAGTACCACACCTTATTGTCGGCCTCTGCACTCGCCCAGTACACCGGGCCGCCATCATCCAACGCCGCCGTCATCTCCAGCACATCCACAGCATCGGTAACCTCCGACTCTACATACACCGGCAACAACATCGGCTCCGGGAACATAATCTGCACGAATACATACTCTGCCATGCCAAGCCGCAACACAGCAGCCGGGGCCGTCGTCGCCCAAACACGCCGCCAACGCATCGTCAAGCCTTCCACACGTAACACTTCTGAACGCGCTACACCTTGCGCCGCTAAATAGTTCGATACTTCACGGCGATTCCGCGCCGGGATGTACCACCGCTCATGCCCCACTACTGCCGCATTCCACATCGGCCAGATGAAGAATTGCTTGGGTATCTTGTATCGCACAAGCAAGCCCTCCATGAAACATACGTGCGAGATTCGACGTATTTTCAACAGCAAATCGGGCCTACAAGCCGTTCTGTCGTTTCATTAAGCGCGGTGCGCCAACGGATGAAATTACTCACTTCATCATTCGTTGTACGGCACCGAATATAATAGACGCCTGAGGCCAGCGAGCCTGGGCGCCAGATAGCCGTGCCGTCGTCGCTGACATAAAGTTCGTAATCGCGCAACCAGAAGCGGCGATGGTCATAGAGGCGCAGGAAGACTTTCCTGCCTGGGGCGCTCCAGCGTTTGCCGTTTTTATAGAACACCAGTTCGATGCCAACGTTGGTGGTATCTTTTGGCAAGAAGTAGGCACCGTCGTAGGGTTCCCAACCGTCGCCTGGCAGACAGATGAAGTCGCGTAGTTTCATGATGCATTCTCCCGTAAATCTGGCCTGAGGTTACACAATTCATCCCAGCAACCGCGCAGGATGGCACCCATCGTATACAGGTCTCCATGACCAGCAATGTTAAGCACAAGCAGAAGCAGTGCCTTCAGCACGCCGGGGTCATCCGGCAGGTTCTGGACATACATGTCCGGTTCTTCAGATTTGCGTTTCTTGCGCTTAGCCATGTTGGGTTTCTCCTTTGCAGACGCGGCATTCTTCGGCGATATGCCAGTTAATGCAGGCAGGCTGGTTAGGGGCCGTGACAGTGTTGTGGTGGCCGCCGAGCTGCCAGCACGCGAGCCAGAGTCGGCAGATATTTGCATGGTCGCCGACCCAGATAGCGATACGGAGACGCTTGCGTTCGCAGAAGAGGCCGAAGCGCGAGCGGCGATGAATGATGATATGGTCGTCGGGGTCCAGTATAACTTGCGCGCCTTGCGGCGGCAGAATAAAGTCAAGCACACGCAGTATGCGAACAAGGATGCCTTCCCAGTACCATCTCCATGTGGGCTGCATAGTCATCCTCCTTTGGGACCATAATGTTTCAATCCGCGCCCGCGTGTGAGCGGGCGAGAGCGTCACGGATAGCACCGAGCAAGCCGGCGATGCGAACGATTTCGTAGTGTTTGCCGAGAGCCGGCATTTTCTCATAGAGATAGGACCAGTGAAGAATCATACCGGGCTGGACGGAAAGGACCATAGAGGCGTGCAAGCCGGGTTCAGCGACGAGCAAGCGTGCTGGCAGTTCTTCGCGTGCGTCGTAGACGTAAGCGAGCCAGAAGACGAAGACTGAGCCGCTGCCGGGGAGGGCCTGGACTTCAACGATTGAGGGGGATGAGTCGAGGAAGAGGGCGGCGATGGCGCGCCCCTGGCGTTCCTCGAAGGCTAGGGCTTCGGCATCGGGGCGGCAGGAAAAGTTGGCCAAGTCAGCGGCGCGGATTTCCGGGCAAGCGGTTGGCCATTCCACGCGGATAACCTTCAGTGTAATAGCTGGCTTAATCACGATACATCACCTCTTGACGGTCCAACCTGGCAATGAAGCAGTATCATGCAAGAATGCGACACATCGAGCATCGACGACATCGCCTGGTGGAACCATAGAGCCGTCTGCAAGTGCTTGTTTCATTTGGCGCACGACGGAGCGGCTGGGCACGAAGAGGAATGCGTGAGCCATAGCGGGGCAATAAACAGTGCCCCATGCTGGGTCTTGGTCATCAAGAGCGTTTGCGACGAGCGCGGTAAGCACTTCATCTATCATCGCAGTGTCGCACTGTGGGCCGAGCTCGCATGTTAGGACGAGTGACCATCCGAGCCATTCATCGTAGTCATTGCCGCGGATACAGACGGCCGCATAGTCCATCCAGCCGCGCGCGAACCAGATGAGCGGCGTGGGGGTTGCCCACAGGCGTCGGCGGAGCACGCTAAGCGGTTTAGCTGGATACAGAGATGGGTGGCCGACACACTCGTGGGCGACCCATTCGCGGGCATGTTGCGGCGTAGGGGCCGCCACCCAAAATGGTTCATAGTCGCACTTATCAATCACGACCCACGCAGGCCAAGCAGGCGGGAATGGAATATCATTCTTCATCTGAGAACCCCCTTGGCGGTGTCCAATAGATATACGTCACGCTATCCGCGAAGGAGACTGGTTGGCCGGAGAGTTCTTTGAGAAGAGCGCGGACTTTTTCGCGTGCGGTTGGCGTAGGCGTATAGGGGCTGACTACGTTTGGAGCGGCGCGGCGAAGCTGCTGGAAGGAGAGATGGGATACGGGGCCGTGGTAGACTTCGACGATGCGCATTTGGTTGGTAGCGGCGCCAGAGACCGAGTGGCATTGTAGTAGCTGATTAGGGGCGGCTGGGAGGAAGCCCGGCCGGATGGTGGCAGTTTTACGGCCGGCGAGTATATCAGCGAATTGCGTGTCGGCGAACATGAGATGGAGTGTAGGCATTTTAATAAGCGGGTCCATGCTATTCACCTCCTGCGCCACCAGATACGGCGGACGATATTGCGGCCGATGAAGACGTTGACGGTTCTGCGCAACAGCGCTGCGGGGCCGGAAGCAGTGGCATTAATCCAGCCGAGCAGTGAGCCAAGGCGATAGCAAGAGCGGCGTATTTTACGCAGTGAAAAAAGACGCATAGGATTTCACTCCAGTGGTGCGACAGAAGGGTCAATTGTGATACGGACACTTGTTATAGCGGAGACCGGGAATTGCGCACGGCTGGGGAGGAGGATTAGCTTAGATCCGTGGAAGCGGACTTCGCCGGTATGAAGGATGAATGGGGTATGCCCGTCGGGAGTAGCGACGACGACGGTAGCGTGTGGGATGGTATGCCAGAAGGCGCCTTCGCAGATACCGGTAGCGATAAGGAAGCCAAAGCCGATAAGCGCCAGCAGAATAAAGACGGCTGGCAGAAGACCATCAGTCATGGTGACGACCTCCTATTGCACGTTTGTACAGTGTCCACACTTGGGATGCCCAGGCTGGGTCAGTGGGACAGTATATAGGACCTATAGCTTGTAGCATACGGCGCGTGGGTGGGCGTGGTGATACGTGGCGCCGGCGGCAGACACGGATGATGATACGCGCACACCAGTCCATCTGGATATGAAGGTTGGTGCCTTTGGCGACCTTGACGCCGCAGGCATAGTCATCGCGGTAGGGGTTTTCGTGTGAAGCGATAGCGATGATGAGCGCTGGGTCGATATTGTAGTGCTGGCCGACTTTGACGGCGGTGAGCCAGCGGTGGAGAGTGGCGCCTGGGAGCAGCCGTGTAGGGAAGTACATAGGCACGTGTACTGGCTGGTGTGGTTGCCACGGCGGTAATGGATTGATGATACGGAGTTCGGCGATGAAGCGTTCGGCGGGCATAGACGGTTGCCAGCGGCTGGTGAGCGACTGGGGAGTAAGCACCGGGTGGTCATGTAGAGTATACACCTTTCTGTAGTAATATATTTTACTACACACTATAGTAGTAGGCATAAAGATAGTAATAGTAGTAGTAGTAGTGGAAAGGAGAGCGATGGTAGTAAGCACTGGGCCTCACCTACTCAGGGCGCGCTGGATGCCGGCGAGGATAGTGGGGTCGAGCAGTGGAACAGTAGATTCGGGTTCGGGGCGTGGCGGCGCCCAACCGCAATTAGAGCAGGAGCCGGCGGCGAGGACTCCGCCGCCGCGCACGGTAGAGAAGCAGACTGGGCAAGCCAGGAAGCGGTTGTTGGGGTCAAGTTCTTTGCCGTTGCGGTCGCAGCGCGAGACGAGCAGACCTTGCTTGTAGGCGCCGATGATTATATAGTTTTCCCTCTCCGTAGACACGGGCATCACCTCCAGCTTTGCCAGTAGTCTAACACAGTCACGCCAGCTTGTCAAGTGCTTGCGTAATTTTCTTCTGCAACAGTTTCGCCACAGAGACACACCGCTCCCACATTTCAAGCGCTTATTGATAGGGCTTAGCGATAGTTTCTTTCATATCATTTGCGAATAACACTTAATCAACCGTTGCAACTTTTCACCGAGAACAGAGATATACACAACACCAAAAAGCCGTGTTGAGTTTGTAAGACTCTCTCTCTGGAAATGTTGCAACGGTTTCTTAACCGCACCACATCGTTTGTATCATCAAAAGAGTCGTGAGTTTCGATAATTAGCTGCGTGTTTTTTCTGTGACTGTCATTGCCGCAACGTAGACTCGGCGACAGACTGCATACAGACCCCGTGCCAAACAGTGATTTCTTACATATCATTTTCGGGCGCGGCTGGCTGCAATTGAAAATTAATTTTGGCATGTTGGTAACACAGTCACGCCAAAAAGCTCGTATCGTTCGTCGGTTTGCAAAGCGGCCACGATTATACACTTTCCTGCCGCGAAGCGTTCGTCGAACAAATCTATCATGTTGTAGTAAAGTGCAACCGTTCCAAACGCGTACATCGCAATCGCACCTAACTACAACATGAGAGACTTTTAGAACTCGCCGTCACAAATGGCCTCTGAAAACAGCTGTTTGCGCGGCGTCCGGGCGCCTATGAGCAGCCCATTATGGCCAAATTGTGGCGGCGCGATTGACAGCAAAGTATGTTTGTGATATGTTATGTCGTGACAATCTACCATCCAGGAGGAACACGCGGTGCCCGAAGATAATCTCATGCCCCTTGCCGAAGCGGCGAAGCAGCTCAGCATATCGTATCCCACGGCGGTGCGGTACTTTCATCTCGGCGTCCTTCGTGGCCGCAAGACTGAATCTGGCCGGTTGCTGGTCGATGAGGACAGCATTGATGAGTTCCTGGAAGCCTGCAAGCGCCCAGACGAAGTGACGTTGACGGAAGCGGCCGACATCATCGGCTGCTCGCGCTACTATATCTGGAAATGCTATGCAACCGGCCGTATCCCCGGCCGGCGGCTGCCGCACAATGGCAAGATTGTGCTTGAGCGCGACGCCGTCGTGCGCCACAAGGAAGTATTTGAGCGGCAGAAGGAAGAAGTCGTTCGGCCGCGCCGGAAGATAAAAGTCAAGCCGGTGGAGCCGAGTGTGCCTGACTACATGGAGGACCCGGTCACGAAGGCGCTGCTGGCCACCGAAGTTGCCCAGCGCTTCGGCATACACCCCAACACCGTTCGCCGGCTATACAAGAGTGGTGCGTTGCGCGGCTATCAAAGCGCTGCCGGGATGATTTTCATCACCCCGGAAAGCATCGCAGAGTTCGAGCGTATGCTTGATGAAGCCATGACTGTACAGCGCGCAGCGGAAGTGCTCGGCCTCTCCGAGCAGACCGTGCGCCGGCTACTGCGCGACGGCGAACTCGAAGAACTGGAGAATTGCCCGCTCCCGCGCAAGGGCGGCGGTATCTGGCTTAGCAAGGCCAGTGTTATGCGGCTCAAGCGGCGGATGATTGAAGAGCGCCAGCAACCGGACGAAGTGACGCTACGCGAAGCCGCAGAGATTATCGGCATCTCTTATGCGGCCGCGAAGCAGAGATTCAACAGCGGCCAGCTTCCCGGCCGGCGGTTGCCTGGGCGCAAGAAAAGCATCGTGGTCAAGCGTGCGGTCGCCCAAGAAGCAGCGCAGCTGGAGCGCGCGTTGTCGGTATCAGAAGCCGCCGAATTGCTGGGCGTAAGCGCCTACTACGTCCGCCAGCTTATTCACAAGGGAAGGCTCCATGCCTATACCGCTCACTACAATGGCCGCACCGCTTATCGCATCACTCGCGAAGCGCTTCAGCCTGTAATTGACGCCGCAACTCAACCGGGGAAATCAGATAGTCCGTAATGCCTCTGCCATCGTCAATGTATGTTACGTTATACACCAGCGAACGGCCGCGCTTCTCGGCATTGACGTAGTCAATATCCACCAGGTACTGCAGTACTCTCCGCAGCGTGCTATCGCGCAAGCGCGCGTATGGCCGAATATCCGCCAGCGACAAACCGACGGCCGCTATCTGGTCAGGTGTTGGTTCTTCCATCAACGATGGATGGGCCGCTATGTAACGCTTGCGCGCAAGCTCCGTCATGGCCGCAAAGACGCGCGCGGTCCGTTCGTCCAAGTCTTGAAGCGCTGATGCGAACAAGCTGTCGGCTATGTCATAGACAATCTCATAATCTTCTGGCGTGGCCTCGATGTACTCCTTCGTCCCGGCGGGGGTTTCAAGCCGTTGTACTTCGCGCTGGTGCTGATGGAGAAACGCCACGACGCGCACCAGCCGCAGTAGCTTGTCGTGGTCACGCCGAAAGCGCGCCTTATCGGTAGGGAACGACAGCAATTCTGCGAACGGTATAACAACCGCAATCGGCTGAAGCAAGCGCTGCGCGGCGTGGTGAAGCCGCATAACTTCTTCGCGGAAGACTTCGGCCTCTAACCCGGCCTCGGTTGCAAGAAAGCGCTGGTATTCGTGAATGCGCTCCGTTTGCTCTGGGGAGTCGTCCGGCGAAAGCTCTATCAAGCGCGTCTCGTTCTCGAAGTTTATCTGCATGGCGGTAGTGGTTTCAGCATACGCCATCGGGCCTTCCACCACGCGCTCTTGCGTGACAAGGTTGCCGGTTTCGTCTTTCGCTGTTTCCAGCAGCACAAGCCCCTCTTCGCTCATCATCGTGCGCAGCGAATAGTCGGCGTCTTCGCCGCCGACGCGCTCTTGAAGTATCAAGAAGCGGTGCTTGGCCCAATCCGGTGGGACGCGGAAAAGCGCTTGCGCTGTCATACGCGATAATTCTCTGCATTCGTCTGGTGGGCACAGCTTGGCGATGGTGGTCAGTATGTGGCTTTTGCCGGTGGACGATTCGCCTTTGATGATGAGATACAGCGGCTTGAACATCCTGCGACTGGCCATCACCAGATACGTCACCAGCGCGCACGTCTGCTCGCCGACTATGCCCATCAGGTCCAGGTGACCGTATAGCGATTGCAACAAGTGCGGGCTGGTCAGCCACTCAAGCGCTTTCTCTTTATCCTCTGGGTCAATCTCCACTTCTGTTGCTGCGTGTTCCTCTTCGCTGGGTACGACTTCCGTATCGGCCACGAGCCGTTGAAGCTCTTCGTCAAGCGTAAGTAACCAGCCTTCAACGTCGCCGCGCTGGATGCCGTTCTGGGCGCATTTGCTAGCGAAACGTGACCGGGCGACATCACTCCAAAGCGGCACCGCCGACTTGTTGAGAATGCGCTTGCCGTCGCGCGCGATAACGACAGCGCGAAGCCCGCGCGGGTCAGAGGTGTCTATGTGCTGCACTTCAAAGACTACGCCGCCGCCGCACGTCAGCCGCCAGATACTACCTTCGCGCACCAGCAGCGACTTGCCGGGGTCAACTTGCCATTTCTGGCGGAACTCAAGCGGCGAGACTGGGTGGAGCACACATTCATGCAAGACTTCCGGGCCGGCTTTGATTAGCAATTCGTTGGGGTCTACTGGCGGTGGGGTTCCGCTACTGGCAAGGTCGGCAATCTCTACAGTGATGCCGTTTTGCGAAAGCATACCGGCCAGCTTCAGTGCGGCTTTCTGCCCGGCCAGCGAGTCTTTATCGCAATCGAAGCAAATGATAGCTTTGTCGAACGCACGCAGACGGCGCACAAGCGCTTCGTTGGCGTTGGTGCCGAGAAGCGCTGCGACGCCCAGATTATCGTCCGGGCTAAGCGCTGAAAGCACGCTCATCGCATCGATGATAGCTTCTGTAAGCACTACGGTGCGGCGCTTGCGTGCTTGGTCAAGCCCCCACGGGAACCGCGCGCGCGATGCAAGGTACAGATGTGGCTTTTGGCTTTCGCCGACGGCGCGCGCGTACATGTTGACGATGCGCCCACGTATGACGATAGGAATGATGACGCGGCTGCGCCAGAAGTCTGGCGGCGTGGCGCCGAGTCCGCTTCGCGCCCAAACGCCTTCGGGTGTCTTGCTTTTCAATTCTTCAAGCACGCGCAGCGTCTCTGGCGCACTGAATACGGCCAGTGACTGCTCAACAACGTTAGGCAGAATGCCCCGGCGTTCGCAGAGGTATGCTTGCACTTGGCCGCTATAGCCTCTTTCAGCAGAGATTGTGCGGATGTGCTGAAGAAGCTCCTGGTAGAGAAGAGAGACGGCGCGCTCCAGTCCTTCGGCTTTGACGCGCTCGGCCTGTTGTGCGCGGTCGAGAGGTATGCCGACCCGCCGCGCGATAATCTCTACGGCTTCGGCGAAGGAGCAATGCTCAATCTTCTGCACGAAGGTGAAGGCATCACCGCCGGCACCGCAACCGTGGCAATACCACACGCCGTCGCCAACGTATAGGCTGGGGCGTTGCTCGGTATGAAACGGGCATATCCCCCGCCACTCACTGCCTGCTCGTGAAAGCTGTACATACTCGCCGATGATTTTGTCTATCTGGCGTGCAGCGGCTTCGCGTATTCTATCAAGAGACACTGGCGACCCTCCCGGCGAAGAAGAATGCGAAGGGGCCGGCGCGGTGCGTGTTATACGCCAGCCCCTTTCTCCGCTGCGGGCCTACATATCGGCGAACACGTCTTCATCGTCCAGTGCGTCGCCGGTGTCGTCGCTAAACTCGCTGGGCAAGGCTTCCGAAACTTGGGGCTGGGTTTCGTGAAGCATCTCAGCAAGCCGCTCAAGCGGCTCAATCTCGTCGGCCTCTACCCAGCCGGCAAGCCCGGTGCGGAAGACGTAATATTCGCCAAGGTCGCCCTTGACCAGCTCTGGCCAGACAACGAAGCGGCGCAGATACGGCGGTGTCGGTGGCCGCGACAGCGTGAGCATCCGGTACAGAAACGCGCCGGCCTTGAAGCTCGTGCGCACAAAGCTCACCGCCACTGGCGCGGCGCTGAGCAAATCGGCGCTGTAGCTGCCGGCCAGCAAGTCACGCAGGTTGAAGTAGTCAAGCACAACAAGCGTAACGACCTTGTTGCACTTCGGCGGCACGCGCTTGCCTTCGCCGGTAGTGCCCCATTCTTTGAGCGGGCATTCCGCGCAGCTTGTGACAGCAGCGCTCTGCGCCATGCCGGGGAGCGGCTGGCGCCCCATGCGGTCGCTGCGGCACACAAGCTCCAGGCCCTCGAAGTAGATGCGCTCAGTATAGGCGTCCAGCGGCACTACGACCCAAGCAGCGCGGTCGTCTTTGCCGGGGTCGATGATGAAATCTTCCGGCACCCAATCCGGCGGTTCGAGATGCACAGCGCGCGGCCAGATGAGCTCGCCGGTCAACGAATTGACGATATTGCCCGGCTCGAACGCGCCCAAGTCGCGGCTCATTCTCTGCAGAAGCCGCGCGCGCGGGATGGTACGCAATTCCGGGTCCGCTTCCGGCAGCACTTCTTGCGGCGCTTGCTGGGCGGCGGCGAGAATATGTGCAGGGATACCGCCTGCCGGCTGCACCGGCGCAAGTTTGGTGCCTTTCTTCTTGCCGTTTCCATTTCCGTTCTTTCGGCCCATCGTCGATGCCTCCTGAGGAGAGATTATGTTGGCGGCTCTAACAGCCGCTGCAAGAAGTCGCGCGCGAATGCACGCGTCCACTGCTGTTCACCAAGCACGGCGTCTGCCCATTCCCCCTTTCGCTGAAGCATTTGCTGTACATGCTCGTCTATGCTATTACGCAATGCCAGACGCAAAATAACGACTTTGTTGCTGCCGATGCGGTGAATGCGGTCCTCGGCTTGCGCCACTTGGCCAGGCGCCCACCACAGGTCATAGAAAATAGCTGTGCTGGCCACTTGGAGGTTCATCCCCAAGGACGCGGTGTGTACCTGGCAGACAAGCACGCGCCTATCATCATCGGCATTGAATGCGGCGACTATCTCGTCGCGCTTGTCGCGCTTCACATCGCCGTAGATGGCTTCGGCGCCAAGGTCCGCAAGTTCTTCGGCTGCCCTAATCACCGGCGGGCGGAAGCGCGACCATAGTACAACCTTTTCGCCTTGCGCTATCTCGCGCACTAACTCCATGCATAGTGACCACTTCGGGACGTCCTCGAACCAGACTTCCCGGCCGGGGGCATCGCTCAGATAGCCGTCAGCAATCTGCTGCAAGCGCAAGAGTTGCGCGCGCACCTCCGGGGCTTGCACCGACACGACTTTGCTGCCGTCTTGCATCAGCACGCGCAAGCCTTCTTGCACGCGCGTATAGGCTTGCTGTTGTTGCTTGCCCCACTCGGCGTATTGCACTTCGTAAATCTTCGGCGGCAGGTCGAGGCACTCCGCTTTCCTTCGCCGAAGGCTAATCGTTTGAAGCCGACGATGCAAGTCGTCGAGATTGCGATACCCGACCGGGAACTTCCGACCATCGCGCGTCTTGGCAAAAACTACGTATCTCTGCATGAACGTATACCAGTTGCCGAACTCCGACGGCGCCACGCGCGAAGCCAGCGCCCAGATGTCGTCGGGCTTGTCGGCGATAGGTGTCCCGGTCATAAGCAACAAGCGGCTCGGCTTGAACTCGCGCAGCACAATTTTGCTGATAACACCGCGTGGGTTCCGCAGTTTGTGGGCTTCATCGCAGATAAGCAGCGCGCCGTTGCAGAGCGCACCAAGCTCTCCACGGTGCCGGGGCACAACGTCGTAATGGCATATCGTCCATGTGGCGCGCTTGCGAAGTTGAAGGCTTCTGTATTCGCGGTTGCTCAGTCCGCGGATGTGGTCTGGGTGTTTGGCTGGCGGGTTATTGCGTACCAGAGCGATGTCTGTGGGGTTTACCCATGCAACTGTGCGTATCTCGCGTGCCCAGACCGGCGCTGCGGAGAGCGGTGTCAGGATGACGACCCGCTCAATTCTCTCTTCCTCCAACAGCACGCACGCGGCGTCGATGGCGGTTTGTGTTTTGCCGAGGCCCATCTCGTCCAGCAGCAGGAAATCCGGGCGCTGCAGGATAGCGGCCACGGCGATGCGCTGGTGCTCATACGGTTTGCGCCGCCAGCTATACGTCGCTGGTTGGACCCGCAACGGTTCGGCGGTCGGCGGCGGCTCAATCTCCAGTTGCTCCGAGCTATACTCTGCCGGCCAGGTTGCGCGGATGGCATCGATGATGTCACCGGCGTCTGACGGCGACACTTGCCACCACCACGCGCGTGCGAACTTGCTCCACCGTGGCTTGACGCCATTCAGCCGGATGGACTTGACGGCTTCAAGGTTGGCTTTGCTGTAAGGCACGCGGAGCCATACGATTGTACTCAGGCCATCGGGCGATGCCTGAGTGCCATACACCGCGCGGCGCATGGTTACTCCTCCACCACGACAGCCTTCGGGCGCTCGATATTGATGCGCAGCTGCATGTACCATACCCGGACGGTGTTATAGCTGAAGTGTATGCCGTAATCGGTATCGAGGATACGCCACACGGCGTAGACGCTTCCGTGTTCATTGAACCTATCGACGAGCCATTTACGGAAGTCAATCTGTTCGGGGCGCTTGGCTTCTTTCCGGGCGATGGCCTCAATTGCTTGTTTCATAGTTTCTGTCGGCACGATACGCATAGCATTTGCCTCCTGTTGACTGCGGTTTTGGTGCTGTATTAGTAGCAGATTAGCAATCGCTTGTCAAGCGGCAAGCAGATTTTGCTTCGGCCCGGGCGCCGGGGGGGGGCGCCGGGGCTGCCGTCTACGGCGTCCACGTGGCCACAGAGCGCCAGCGCGCCGTCTCTGCGTCTGTGCGTGTCTGGGTCTCTGGGTCTATGCCGTCTACGGCGTCTACGTGGCCACAGAGCGGCGCCTAAGCGCCGTCTACGGCGTCTACGGCCGTCTCTGGCGCCGTCTTTTGTGACAGCGCTGTGACCATTGGCAACATAGACTCCACAGAGCCGACACGGATTTGATTCTGCATTTGACACATTCCAGACACATAGATTATTGACATATTCGCGCGCGTCGATTAGCATTATCATGTCAATGGCGCGCGCAAGCGCGCCAGCGACGGCGAACCTTCACACAGAGCGCGAACTGGCGCGACTCGGTCACCGAACGGTGCTGGACGCGCGTCGATTGACGCGCGGCAGAGCGGCAACAATCATAGTCGGAGTCGCACAAGGTTCTGCAAGCGTGGCGTGCTTGCGTTCTGAGTGCGTTGGCACGAAAGGCTGGTGGATAGCGTGGTGGCATATCGCAGCGATGCCGAGACTCTGTGGCCAAGGCGAATTGCCGATAATCATCGCGCCGCGACTCACCAGAGTCGTAGATGGTTATCCACAGAGTGGGGCTGGTGCGCACCTTGACATAGCCAGTAGCTCTGGCTGGCAACGCGCGTGACGGTAAAGCCTAGCGGAGTGCGCGCGCAAGGTCGCCAGATAGACGACGCTCTTCTGGCGGCTGCTGATAATCCGAATCTCCGCAAAGGACCCTCCTCCTCATCGGGGGAAGGCCACCGCAAGGTGGTCTCCCTTGACGGCCCTGGCTGAATGCCATGACCGTCAAGGGAGGCCACAAGGCTTCCCAATACCGATGAGGAGTGAGCGCCATGACTACATTGCTTAAGCATAGCAAGCGGCCGCCGAAGGGTTTCGTCCTGAAGGCTGCTGTGCTGGAAGGCTGGTGGGAATGGAATCCCATCAGCGGGGGATTCGACTTTGTGATTGAGCCAGACCAGCGCCCCTATGACGAGGCCATTCACGATTACATTGCGGCTGTCAAGCCCAGCGGCGAAGAATTGGCCGCGCTTGACGCTGCGGTGAAGGCGGCTGGCGCTTATGGCTGCGCGTTCTTGGCCGGCGAAGTGGATAGCTTGCCTGGCAAGATGCGCATTGAATGGTTCGAGCGTGCGTCGTAGTGCGGCGATGGGCAAGGGCAGCGAATGCTGCCCTGCCCCACCATGCAGCCTGTGACGGGTTGCATGGTGGGGCAGGATAACCTGCCTAATTCCTGCGAGGAGGGTCCACGATGAAGTATGCTGCTGTTGGCATCGAGAACCTGTGGGCGGTCATCGATGCTGCGATTGCTTGCACGGAGCAACGGTTGCTTGCCATGCCGGTTGGCACGTATGCCAAGGTCGGCCCGTTCATTGTGAAGCGCGAAGATGAAAGCATTTTCGTGGTTGAAGATGCCGATGAATTGACGCGCTTCAATGGCGATGGCGATGCGATGTGGGCTGCATGGCAAGCGGCGGTGTTGCTGGTCAAGCAGTGCGCAGACCTGCGCGTTGACCGCGGCGGCGTCGGCGGCCGGCCGGCGCCGAGCACCGTGACGCCCGGCGAGCGGAAGCGCCGCATCGTGCTGCGCAGCAAGGTCGAGAACATAGTGCGCGAAGCTATGGCGCACGCCGCTCTCCTGTAGGTTCTTAATGGGGGGCCGCAAGGCCCCCACCAAGGCGTAGACGAGCGATGCGCCTTGGTGGGGTTCTTGTGAACTCAAACATCCGGTGAGGAGGGTCAACAAAATGAGTGCCGTGTGGAAAGATGGCGAGCACGACGAGCTTTTTGAAGCGGCGACCCGCGAGCTGGAGAAAGCTATCGGCCGGCTGGCGGCGTTGGTTACCACGATTGACGGCGAGCGCTGCTTCGCGCGCACGCGAAGCAGCGACATCGTTGTCGAGCAGCAGCCCGACTGCTATGTGGTGGAGTGCGAGAGCGGTTGCAACACTACGGAGCGCTTCATCATCCGCAAGGGTGATGACCCGCGCAAGCGCGCCGAGGCGTCGCTGAAGGCTGCTGTTATCATCGCTCGTGCGTTGCTGAGCGACATGGTGGTATAGCCGCCCCATCTGGGCGTTTGGGGCTGATGCCCTGAGCGCCCAGCGGGGGCCGCTATGGCCCAAATATCCGGTGAGGAGGGTCTGACATGAAGGTTGCACGGATTGTATTTTTATGCAAGGCGTGTGGGCGCCCTTGGTCGGTGGGGCTGTACTTCGAGGATGACAAGTACATTCTCGAAGTCGGCGATAATAGCCCCGACGATGTTTTGCGATGCCCATGCTGTCTCCACATGCACGACGCGCCACCAGTGCTGACGACGCGCGGCGAAGTGATGCGCGAAGTACAGCGTGCGGTGCGTCCCCGCAGCTCGTTCTATGTGATTGTGAACGTGCATGTCGATGGCACGTGGCTGTGGACGTTCTACGTGATGGACAAGGAAGAGATTGAGCGCTTCGCCAGCGTCGCTGGCCGTGGCATTGAATGGGGCGGTTACACCAACAAGGAGATGGCGATTGAAGCGCTGAAGCGCGAGATATTGCCGAATGCGATTGTGTAGCTGGCGGAAGGGGCCGCAAGGCCCCCATCAGCTTGTCGGTTTTCACTGGCAGGCTGATGGGGTTCTTGGGAGCCCAAATGTCCGGTGAGGAGGGTCCAACAATGCTATCTTGGCATGTCCAAGGCGAGAAGGTTGAGTTCCTATGCCCACGGTGTGGCCATACATGGTCCACGCACTGGGTATGCGAGCCGGATACCGGCGCGCAGTACTTGGCTGATGAAGAAGGCGCTGGCGCTTGTGCCAAATGTGGGTACAGCAAAGGCCCCATGCAATTGCATCACACGATTGCTGATGCGGCTGCCGAATTGTTCAATTGGCACACTGGCACCACCGAAGGCTACTACCTGGCGCCGTTGCGCGGTATGTTGGTGCTGTTTGTGGTCAAGCCGCCGCGCCGCTCGCGTGACTCGCGCTTGAAGTACTTGCTGACTGTGATGCGCAGACCTGCCGACTACAAGAAGTGGGTGTGCCGGCGCAAGCTGGTCAAGGCTGTGGAGCTTGCGTGGATGGATGAGCCGTGGCCCCGTGATTAGGCGCGTTCTGGGAGCGCTGTGTGCTCCCAGTCTACGCAGATGCGTTCTGTGTCTGCGTAGACTGGGCGCACTTGGTGCGCCAAAAACGATGAGGAGGGTCAAGCGATGAAACGGCAAAAGCGCCGCAAGCGCCGCCGCGAATATCGCGCGCGTGTGCCGCTCAGCGTGGAAGAGCAGCTTGCCAAGTACCGGCAGCAAGTAGAAGCGGCCAGCCTTGAGCCTGGCACCGGCCTGGCTGGGCCGGAGCCTGCGCCCGGCTGTGTCAATACCGGCCATGCGCCGGCGATTCTCTGCATGAGAGTCGCTGGCCGCGTGCTGTATCTGGTCGGCCACCAGCTTGCTGTGATGGAGTTTGGTGAGCGCGAGCGTGACCCGTATGCGCTGGAGTATGAACCTACACCCACAGCGAAGAATGCCAAGCCTGGCCGCGTGTTTCACGTGCGCGGCCGCAGCAAGATGTGGGTTCGGCTGTATGCTTCGCGCAAGGCGGCCACAGAGCGCTTTCTGGCGATGTGCAAGGAAGCGCTGGAAGAACACGAGCAAGCGCGCCGCGAGATTGAGCAAGAGCGCGCACGTGCGCGCGAAGCGTTGAAGCGCGGCGACTACGAAGGCTTTGTCAAGGCTGCGTTCGGCCTGGCAGACCGCACGTAGTGAAGCGAGGGGGCCATAAGGCCCCCACCAAGGCATGGGCGGATACCTGTGGCTTGGTGGGGTTCTTATGAACCCCAAAACCGGTGAGGAGGGTCAAGCGATGCAGACATTCAAGCCGAAGGTCAAAGACTTTGTGGACGTGGATGCGTTGGCCAAGTGCCTGCGGGCCATGCACACCGGCGATGAGCTTTTCTTTGGCGGCATCTGGGTGCAGAAGCTGGACTTGGGCTGGTTCTTCCCCACGTATCGCATCGTTGTGCGCGGGCGGCCCGGCGATAAGAGCGAGCAAGTCGCCAAGGCGGCCGCAAGCCAGCTGCTGATGTTCTATCTTCGCCGGATGTAGCAGAGGCCCCTGGGGGCGCTTGCGCCCCCAGCTTGCTTGTCGTGATGTGCGGCAGGCAAGCTGGGCGTGCAATACGCTCCAAACCGAAGCGAGGAGGGTCCCAAGATGGAGAAGCGCATTTACGTAAGTGCAGCACGGCCGATTCCTAGCGGCTTGCTTCATGCGTGCCGCAAGCACGGCATTGATGCTGAAGTCGCCGACTCAGAGCGGATGCGTGGCAACGTGCTGAAGGCCAGTGCGCCGCTGCCCGCAGAGCTGGTCGAAGACTATGAGCTTTTCGACTGGACGATGCTGGTGGAATGCGCGGCCGCTGGCCCCGTGTTCTATTCGCACTATGGCTATGCTTTCTTGTACGACATGGGCGGCGGCGTATGGTCCATCGTGGAGTGGCCTGGCAGCTTGCTGCGTTTTGACCCGAAAATCATGGACGAAGAGGCCATCTACGACAGCAAAGAAGAAGCGCTGAAGGAATTGCGCGATGCTGCCGAAGAATACGAATGGTCCGAAGTGGACCTGGTGGCTATCTATCGCAAGCATCTCGGTATGTAAGCCACGCGAACGCCAAGGTGCTGGCGCACAGCCGGCGCCCTGGCCGGAGCTTCGTCAAGCGGCGAGGCTCCGGCCAAGGCTTGTGCCTTGGCATTCACCGATGAGGAGGGCGAAACAAATGGGATACTCCGCAACGAAGGCGGCGCTTGACACGTTCACTAAAATCATGGCGCGCATCCCCAAGCTGCCTGGCTATCAGCCAGACTTGCTTGACGGCAAGCCGGTTGCTGATAGCTGGATAGCGCCAGACGGCGAGGCTTACTTCGCCGAGATTGGTCATCAGCAGCCCGATGGCGCCGTGACCGGCAGCGTTTTCGTCTTTGTTGAGCGCACGCCAGATAAGATGGGCGGCGCGTGCCGCCGCGTGGCGACGTTCCGCATCGAGCCGGACGGCACGCTTGCGCGTGGGCCGAGTGCCTTCCGCGAAGCGCTGAAGTAGCTTACTGCCTACCCTCCTCCCAGCTGGGGTGTCGGCGGTTGCCCCCCCGCCGCCGGCGCCCCGGCCAGAACCCTGCACCGTTGCAAGGTTCTGGCTGGGGCTGTGCCCCAGAAATCACGATGAGGAGGGTCCACGATGACACGCGAAGAGTGGTATCGCAAGAATTGTTGCCCTGAGTGCGGCCGCGTCAACGGCACTGGAGAACGGTGCCACGAACGCGCGCGGTGCCTGGACTGTGGGCTTGAGCAGTGCGCCAACATGTCCGGGCGCTGCAGAGCGTGCGGCGGTTGGCTGGCTGGATATTACCGTGGCGAGCATCGCCGCATTTGCGGCTACAAGCACTGCAACAATCCTGCAGTGCGCGACTGGCCGCGCGTCGGGCAGATTTGCAAGGAATGCTTGGAGAAGAAGCGTGCCGAGCAAGCCGCGAAGGCGGCGATTGCATAGCTACCCCACCTGGGTATCTGGCGAAAGGCCGGGTACCCAGTGGGGGTCGCTATGACTCGCAAATCTCCGTAGAGGAGGGTCCGAAATGGCTGGCAAGAAGGAAAAGACACGCGAAGAGCGAATTGCCGAGCTTGATGCTATCGGCCACGCTGACGTAAGCATCGGCGAGACGCGCGTCACCGTGCCGCTTGGCAAGGCGCGCGAGTTCAAGACCGGTAGCGTCGGTTGGCAAGCGCAAACGCGCGCTGAGTTGCCGAACGGCGAGCGTGTTATCATCAACGTGATAGCTACCGTAATCGGCAGCAAAGAGTGGTAGCAGCCTGTGTCACCCGGCTCAAAGGAGCGCGGCGGAGCTGGCCCCGACTCCGCCGTGCTCCCCAGAGGGCATTCATCCACGAGTGCCTTCTGGGGAGCGCGGATGCGCTCCGAGCCTAACGATGAGGAGGGTTCGGCATGATTACCGACAAGGATGTGCTCGATGCGCAGTTTGTACCCTTCGTGTTTGAACGGCGGTTGCCCGATAGTGGCAAGGCGTTTCTGCTTGTGACCGCCGACGAAGCGTTCTATGCTGCGCGGCTGGGCTTGGAGTTTTGGGTAAATTGGGATTACCGCGAAGTCGGCATCAAGCGCGTCTGGTTGGTCAAAGACGGCAAGCCGTTTCACCGCGTGTGGGGCAGCGTCGAAGAAGCTCTGTCGTTCGTCTACGGGTACGCCACCGGCGTTGCTGAATGCGAAGAGCAAGAACAGTAGCACGCGCTTCTGGGAATGCGGCCCTGGCCGCGTTCCCCAGAGGGCATTGGCCTTCTGCCGCTGATGCCTTCTGGGGAGCGCGGATGCGCTCTAAAATCACGATGAGGAGGGTCTGACAATGGCAGAAGCCACGATTGACGAACTGGCACAGCGTCTCGCCGAACTTCGGCAGCAGCGCGCCGAATTGAAGGCGCAAATGTCTGCAGTCGCTGCCGAAGAAGAGCAAGTCGCTGCCGCAATCCGCGAAGCGCTTGAAGCGCAGGGGCTGACGAGCGCCAAGACAAGCGTCGGCACGGTGTACATCAGTCGGGTGTACTATCCGCGCTTGGCTGAGGGCCACACGACCGACGAAGTGGTCAAGTGGCTGCGAAAGCGCGGCCGGCTGGACCTTATCGAAACGAAGCCAAGCTGGCAGCGTTTGCGCACGTTTGTGCGCGAGCTTGTTGAAGCTGGCAAGCGGCTGCCGGCGGCGCTTGACCCCGGCGAGCAGATAACCGTCGGCTTGCGGAAGAAGTGATGGCTATGGTCGGCGAAGAATGGATTATCCCGCCCGACCCGCCGGATTACCGGTGCCCAGACGAGTACTGGCAAGACATGGCGTTCTTCTATATTGAAACGCCAGAAGAGCTGGCTGAAGCGCTTGGCGAAGAAATCGGCGACGATGATGCCGAAGCCAGCGCCGAAGAGTAAAACCGTGGGGGCCTGTGCGCCCCCAGAAGGGCAGCGGTTGCGCTCTGTTGCCCTTCTGGGGACGCTACAACGTCCCGACGCGATAGCGTCACTACTTTAGATGAGGAGGGTCCATGATGGCCTCCGAGAAAGAGCAAGAGAAACGCTTGGCAGACTTGGAAGCGCTCGCCCAAGGGATGGCCGACCATCAAGCTGCGATAGCAGCCGGCTTGGTGGAAGCCGCGCTCGACCTGTTGGTGTTTCTGTACGCTGCGGCCGCTGGCAAGAAGAAGGCGCCCAAGTTGCCGAAGAAGAACGTGCAAGCGGCTGTCGCGGCTGTCGCCGAAGAGGCTATGCGCATTATCGGCGTGGAGCCAGAAGCTGCCGCAACGCCGGATGAGTCCAAGGCCGAAGCCGAAGCCAAGCCCAAGAAGACTGATGACGGCAAGAAGGCTGAGCCGAAGGCCAAGCAGAAGAAGGCCGAATCGAAGAAGGCTAAGTCGAAGAAGGCCGACGGCGACGGCGCGGAGAAGGCCAAGCAGAAGAAGGCCAAGTAGTTTGCCTTGCCTCCCTGGTCCTATGCTGCAACCGAGTGGCCGCCTTCGGGCGGCCGCTCGGCCAGAAGGCCGTCAATGCACAGCGACCTTCTGGCCGAGCGATGCGCTCGGCGACAAAACGATGAGGAGGGTTCAGCATGGATACGATTCCGTGGCTTGGTGGTATCTTCTCCGGGTTCGTTGGCGCTGCTATCGCTGTGGCTGTGGCACACAAGCACATCTGGCGCTCCGGTTATTATGCAGGCTGGAACGCCGCTGCTGTGTATGCCACTAAATATCACGGCAGTCATTGCGGCATCTGTGGCCGCTGGGTTCCGCACGACCCCGGCGACCCCGCCCAGCCTGGCTGGACTGTCTGCCAAGAATGCCTGACGCGCATTGAGGGGCGTGAGCAGAATGCCAGCGATTAGAACATGTGTTTGGTGCGGCCGCCCCATCAGCTTTTCGCGCGGTTGGCGGCACTTCAAGAAGAACGGTGTGCTTGGAGGCATTTACTGGTGCCGGTGTAATCAGTGCGGCTATGAAGATGCGCCGAGTGCCCAGCCGGACGGCAAGCCGGAGCCATGCCCGCAGTGCGGCGCATGTGACTGGCGTGACCTGCACGCTGCGGTGCCGGCCGCAGAGGAGTGAGCCGAGCATGGATATGCTGGATACCGATGTGGATACGCGACGGCGCCAGCTGGAAGACAAAGTGCGCCGCGCAAAACCGAATACAGCATGGATTGTCGTCGCTTCGCCACGCGAACAAGCACGTGGCGTGCTGCTGGAAGTGCGCGCACTGCAGACGCCACATGGCGTCAAGCCCGTGTACTTCTATGCATTTCCACGTGCGCAGTGATAAGCGACGGGCCGCCGGGGCTGGTGCCCCGGCCAGGGCGTTAACACTGCCGTTAACATCCTGGCTGGGGCATAGTCCCCAGAAATCACGATGAGGAGGGTTTCGCTATGAAGCCGTTTAGACTCCGTGTCAACATCGGCGCGAAACCGGCGACCCCGCTACAAAAGCTGAGGCCGAGGCCAAAGCCGAAGCCGCAAGCACTCGCCGTGGCGCGGCCGCCACGCGACAAGCTGCCAAGCGGCAAGTCTCTATCAATTGCCACGAGCAGCCGAGCGCTGCTCTACATCCGCAAGCTGCTGTCGGTGCTCAGACCCAAGACTGTTTTTCTCTCCGCAACGGCCACGCGCTTCATTGTGCACGCCGATAGCCCGCGCGAGTCTGTCCAGGCGCGCGTTGCATTCGCTGCGGATGTATGCGAGACTGGCACGATAGCTGTGCCTGCCAAAGTCCTTCGTGCGCTGCTGAAGGGCGCATCTGTGAAGGACGAATCGCTCATCATCCGCGCAAGTGCGAACGTGCTGGCCGTCAACGACAACGAAGTCGAGCTTACAGACAACGACGAAAAACCGCTTGCTATGCCTAAGCCTGGCGGCCCGCGCGACGCTTCGGCGTTGCTGTTGATTGCTGGCGCGTTGCGCGCATTTCTCGGCGAAAGCGATGCTACTGGATATGAGAAGTACCGCTACTTGCACATCATGAGAGACGGCACGGCGATTGCCACCGACACGTATCGGCTGGCCGCAATCCCTGCTGAAGTGAAGGGCGACGCCCCGATACTTATCGTCGGCGAGGCGCTTGGCGTGCTGGAAGCCGCATACAAAACAGGCGCTCGCGAAGCGACGTTATATCATGGCAAGAACGTCGTTGATGTCGTCGCTGGCAATTGGTGGGTGCGTGCGCGGCACGGCGATTACAAGCTGCCGGATTGGTGGCCCCGCGTTGTGCCTTCGCCAGATACGCACACCGCGCACTGGACGATATCAACAGAGCAAGCGCTTGATGTGCTTGCGGAACATCGACATGTAGTAGATGCAGCATGGCAAGCGAAGGCGCGCCCCGGGGGCGAGAAACATGATGTTCTTGATGACATCATGTGGCTTGAAGCCAATGCCGGCACACTACAGCTGCGCACGCAGCGGATGGAAGCAATGACGCCACAAGAAGACATGGCTGTGCATGTATTGCCGGCCACCATCGTTGAAGGCGACGATATGAAGGTGGGCTTGAACCCGTACTTTGTCCGCGATGCGCTTCGGCTATTCGCTGCGTTCGATACTGAAGAAGTCACCATACATGTCGTCACGCCAAAGACTGCGGTCGTGTTCACGCCATACGGCATGGAACCTGGCGATGGTGTGCCGTGTGCGGTTGTTATGCCACGCGCGCCGGTCTTGAAAGAAAAGGAGTAGTCTGCTGCGGGGGCCGCAAGGCCCCCGTGGAAGCATGGCTTGCGCTGTGCTTCCACGGGAGCTTTGTGCTCCACAAAATCCTTTGATGAGGAGGGAGCCAAATGGCTTTCGGGTTGCCGTACAAGATGCGAGAAGGTGCTCAGTTGCAGCTTGCTGTACGCGCCGGTGAAGCACTGCAGGAGCTGACACGTGTCTGGATGCAAGTATTCTTCGATGCAATGCAAGAAGAAGGGTTCGATGTCCCCATTCAAGAGCGCGAAAGCATGATACAGCGCTTTGGGAGCGCAACGCTAGCCCAAATCGTCGATGCGCTAACATCGTTCGACATTGCGCCCGTACCATTGCAAGCAGCAGTGCTCGCCCTTTTGCCAGACCGCGCACGTGAAGTGCTTGCGCAGAAGGCAAAGAGTATACGGAGCGCCATCGTGGGCGGCTTCTCTTATGAAATCAGCAACGCCATCCCGCAACTTCAAACCATAGCTGCTGCTGGCGTTGACGTTCATGCGCTCTGGCCTGACGACGTGCCCAATCCGCTTGACTATGCTGACATGAAATACGACGAGCGCTTGGATGCAATGGCTGCAGCGCTACGCGCGATGGCAAGCAGCGAAGAAGCCGCCGACGCATCTTCCGATGACGAAAGCGAAAGCGAAAGGAAAGTCGCCGAAGCGCCCGACGCTGGCGGCGAGTAGCCCGCAAGGGGGCCGCAAGGCCCCCAAGAGTGCATTGCCTTGCATAATGCATTCTTGGGGGCTTTGTCCCCACAAATCTTTCGAGGAGGGGTTCCTGTGAAACGCTTGCTGTTTATCATCCCACACCACAAATGGCTTGAAGACGACATCGAGCCAGTGTATGTGGCAAGCAGTCGGCGCGACGCTGTTCGCTGGCTGCGCGATACCGGCGCAGCCCGGCATGAATACGTCGTCGCCGAATGCAAAGAGAACGGAGATGGCAATATGGAGATTACTGGCAAGTCGTGGTTGTGGACAGGCAAGCATCTTGTGAGGTATACTGACTAAGGTTCTCATGCCGACCCTCCTCATCGGAAAGGGTGCCCGGTGCTGTTAAGCGCTGGGCGCCCTATTCTTTCCTCTGGCCTTCCCCGCGTTGTTTTTCTGCCCAGCGCACGCGCGCTTTCATGATGGCATAGTATTCGGGCGACAGTTCAATGTGGACGCCAGCTATGCCCAGTAATTCAGCAGCGACGGCCGTCGTGCCGCTGCCTGCAAACGGGTCCAGTACTATGCCGTCTTCCGGGCACCCCAGCTTTATCAAGAATGCGCATATCCGCACCGGCTTCACTGTCGGGTGGAAATTGCCACACGGCGCGACCATCTCGTCTTCGCTTTTCGGCCGCGCATAGCCGTCTTTGCCCCAGTCGGTTATGGGGCGTTTCTTCGGCAAGTCTTCGCAGCCAGCGTCCTTCTCGCCGCGCACAGGCTTCGGGCAATACAGCATCCCTATCTGTGCTAAATCTGCCCAGTCCTTTGGCAACTTTTGCTGCTCCGCCCAACCGTCTACGTCGAAAAAGTGCATGAAGTCCGGGCAACCTTGCGCCAGCACAGTAGCTGGGAAGCGGCCGTTTTCGTGTGGCACGTATGTCTCGTCGGTATGGCTGCTGTCAACATCCTTGCGTGCTGATACCATCCAGCCCCCGCTGCCCGGTTGGAACTTGTGATACTTCCTTTTCTGCGGCGGGGCTTTCTTCTTGCGCTTCATGCCGCCATATTTGCTGAAGTTGTGTGTGTAGCGGAAGCCAGTTTCGCCCTGCCAGCCCGTAGGGTTATCTGTCGGCAAGCGCGTGCCGTCGATGTTCAGTGCACCGGCGCCGTGGCGCAAGACATTTTCCGCCGCCGTTCCGCGGAACGGCTTCACGGCTTGAATGATGTACTCGTGTGCCGGCTTCAGCGCTTGCCGGCCGGTATACCATCCATCCCACTGCTTAGCAGCGGCTGTCGCCGGTTTTGATATTTCGATGATGTCTTCGTCGTAATCGCGATAGCCGACCCCGTAGTGACTTTTGCCGTCACTGGTAAACGACGACAGCTTGCGGCGCACTGCGACGACTTCTCTTTCGGCGCCGACGAGCCCGTCAAGCTGCTTGCTCAAATTGATGCCCTTTGGGAAGCCGCTTGCGTATATCCAGCAAAGTTCTTGATACCCCACGTCAAAGCCGACTTCTTCCAGCATTTGGAGCATACGCCAGTGTGTGTCGCCTCTGTTGCCGCAAAAGATAAATGCCCGCGCGCCTGGCTTCAGTACGCGCAGGCATTGCTCGAAAACCTCTCGCGGCGGGAGCGTCGCATCCCAGTTTTTGCCCATGAACGACCAGCCATACGGCGGGTCGGTCACAATTGCCGATACCGAATCTTTGGGCACGCTGCGCAGCAGCTTCGCGCTGTCGCCTTGCAGGATATGCTGTTTGCCAACTTTCATGCGCGCTATCCGTGATGTAGGACGTGTATGATGCCGCGCAGGAAGTCTTTGATGAACCGCGCCACATCTTCCTCTGGGATATGCAAGCCTCCATCTTCACCTACCCAGCCACGCTTGAGCAAGTATGTGCGCAATTCATCGACCTGGTGCTCGGCGTAGTCTTCTAGCAAATCACGCAACATCCCCTTCACCGACCACCTCACGAACCAACTCATGGCGGTCGCCTCCTGATATAGACTTTGCCGTCCTGCTTTAGTCGGTGCGCCAGTACGTCATAGCCGAGCGGCTCCATTAGCTTGCGCACCGGCACCCAAACACGGCCGTCAATGATGCGGCCTTCTACCACGACTTTCGGCGGCGACTCGGTTGTTGTGACGAGCGGCTTGCCGTCTATGTAACGCCAGTGCAGACCGCTGCTTTGCTGCTCGTGGCGTAAGCGCTCCTGGAACAGCGCCCACGTCCGCTCGTCAATCGGCGCGCCGGTGACGATATGCAGGCTGATGTCCGTTACCTCCACATGCATCGGGTCCATGAAGCTCCACCAGACGCCGCACGACATGCCGAACTTCAGAAAGACACGGTGCGCCAGCAAGACGTTGCGCTCCGGGACCTCTTCGCGCGTACATCTATAATTCCAGCGCTTCGTGCGGCGGTCTTTGCCGTCAACGTGCAGCCAGTGAACATTGTAGTCAAAGGCAATCGCCCAAGCGTGAGGCGAGTAGCTGGCACCGCCTCTTACCCGGCGACAGGCATAGAAGCCGTCGAAGTCTTTGGGGTCGATAAGGTCCTCTAGCCCCTGGCGCTCAAGCTCGGCGAAAGCGGCTTCAAACACTGGCGCCGCCTTGCGGTGACAGACATACAAACGACGCAGGCCCGGCACGCGGATGCGCACGAAGTCCTTCGCACACGGCTCGCCGAATATGCGCCACACACCGTGGCCGCGCTTGCGCGATAATGGGCGTGGTAGCCCTCGCCGTTCCCCAGAAGTGTACACCGGCATAGCTAATCCGCTTCTTCGGCTGGGCCGCGATGGGTGACGCTTTCAAGCCCTTCTGCTTTCATCTTGCGCACTGCAGCTTCGATTGCCGCTTCTATGGCCTTCTCCTTCCAGCGTATGCGGCGCTCGCGGAGATGCTGCAGAACGAACTGCTTCTTTTCTTCGCCGCGACCGGCCCCGATGACCTGTTCGGCAGCCAGCACCAGTAGCTCGATGAGCTGCTCGACATTCTCTCGACCGATTTTGTCTGACAAACGCTTGGCGAGCACGCCGATAAGCGCCAGGACCAACAGCGCTATTGCTTGCACAACGACGCGCAAGAGAGTTTCCCAGACCGGTTGCATATTAATTGCCTCCCAGGAAATGCAGAATAGCTGCATTCACAATACTCCCGCCGATAATGACTATCAAGCCGAGCTTCACGGCCATGCCAGACACTCGACTATCAAGCGACGAGACCTTCGTTGTGACTTCGGCAACCGTATCCGACAAAATAGACATCTGCGCCGTGAGACGCGCGACTTCTGCTTGCAATTCTTGAACGCATTGTCCTATGTCGCGGATTTTTTCATGGTTGCCATTCTGCCGCGCTTCGAGCGCGGCGACGCGCTGTGCGAGTGTGCTGTCAGACAATGTGATTTCCCCCATTCATATACGTTCAGGCTCCAGGTCTGCCCAACAAAGCTGACTGCCGGTGGGTTCTTGCAATGTTGCTCGCTCGCGAATCACTCGCGTCACACCAGAAGCATCTGTGTATTGCTTTTCGACTTCGATAACACACTCGGCCGTGGCAAGAGCGCGGGCTATCTCAATGCTCCACTGGCCGTTGCTATCTGTGGTGGTGGACGTGCCTATCACGTACCGCTCAAGCTGCGAGCCGACACGGCCGCTGTCGTCTATCGCAAAGACGCGAACTTGCATGACGCCGTCGCCGAATGGCACATCGCCAGCATCCGCCTTGACTTCTGTATTCCACAATACTATCCCGTCTGGGCTGCTCGGCGTCGGCAGCGCCAATGCAGTAACTTCAAAGAAGCCATTGCTTGGCGTTGTAACGTTGCCGTTGCTGTCAACAACCAGCGTGTACGGATTGCTTTCCTCGAAACCCGTACCGGCCTGGAGAGTCACGGTGTAAGTGCCAGCGTCCAGACCCCACGCGACCGGGCATTTCCCATCCGCGCCAGTCGTCTGCGTGCCGATGTTCTTTATCGTCACGCGCGCATTCGGCACCGGGTCGCCCGAATCGTCTTTCACGCCAAGCTCAACGCTGTGCACACCAGTGCCGAAGGCAATATTGTCAAGATAGCTTGCGCGCTCAGCCGTCCAGTCGGCATCAGGGTAGATGGTTACTTGATACTCATCGCAATTGTCGCTGGTCACACGCAGGCAGATTACGTCTGCATCCATTTCTGTGGCTGTCAGGTCAACATAGCAATAGCCGTTGCCGACGGAGACAACAGAGTTGGTCGTGGCTGTGAATGCTGCGCCGTCTTTGCTAATTTGTGCTGCTGCATTCGTCGGCACAGTCGGCGTTGAATGGTCGCCACTGTCAACTAGCGTGAAACCTATTCGTTGTGCGACTCCTTTTTGGAACGGCATATCGCAACGCCCCTATGTGTATTGCCAAGCACCTGGCCCCCGATGCCGCCCAAGCAATAGTGGCTTCCGGCGGTGCCCACCTGCTGACTCTGTAGCCACAGCAACCCAGTCAAGAAGAGGAGTTTCAGACTGCAACGTATCCGCTTTGGGCACCAGCGTCAGCCGCACGATGTCTGGGCCGGTGACGGTATAGTCCAGCCCCGTCAGCGGCGGTGTCAGGCCATTGGCATTTTCGGCTACCGTCAGCCACGCACCGCCACTGTAGACCTCCACCTTGGTTATCTGGCCATAATCCACGCCAGTTGTTGCCGACCAATCCACATTGGTCAGACGGTAAGATGTCCCCAAAGCGTATTGCGCTGTTACCGTGCCGGATTCGTATCGATGTGGCGAGAACTCGCCGCCCCAAGGGTTTTGTGTGGCAAGCACAGCGTCATCGGCATAGCCCACGTAGCGGTTATAGATAGTGGATGCATCAGGAGTGCTGACGCCTGAGACCACGTGCAAGTCCTGCGTCGGTTGCCAAACCGCAGATGTCCACTCGCCAGCAACGGTGCCATTGACGTATATGCGCAGAGTGCCCGCCGCCGTCCATTCGAATCCGATGTGGGTCCACTGGTCCGTCGGCACTGATGTTGACGTTGTGAACGTCGGACTCTCGGTCGCCACAGCGGCAGTCGGTGGCGTCGTATCCCAGCACACAGCCAAGGCGAGTCGGTACGTCGATCCCGGCGGGCTGACGGCTAAAATGGCGCCGAACCGCCCGTAGGCCGATGCACGCTGAACCGGCTTGGCCCACGCGCTCATCCACCATGAGTTCAAGCCATTGAGCAGGTTGCTTGCATCGCTACGAACATGCTGCAAGCCATCGGCATCCAAGAAAGCCCCACACCGGTTCAACCAGCCTGTTGCGGTCGTTGCACCGTTATAGGCGGTCCCATGCAGACTGTTCGAGCTTGCATCAACTACTTCGTCGAGCTCCCCCGACCACGAGGCTTCATTCATGCGCCAAGCCACGAGCGTGTTGGCATCCGGCACAAACTCGTTGAAGGCAAGCGCAATATCATCATCCGCCGCGCCCGCATTTACGATGCGCGTGCCGTCGAGAGCGCTGTTGCCGGTGAACGGCAACAGAATGCCAGTGCCGGTTGATGAACCCCACTTGATTGTTGTCATGACTTCTGCACGTCTGCCGCTATGATACCACGCTGCAGGTCAGCTTTGATGCGCTTGATTTTGTCTTCGACAACTGAAACATCGTCATCGCTGTCAAGCTGCTGCTTGAACGCTAGGTATTCGCCGAGAAGCGTGGCCATCTGGTCCGTCAACGCCTGGCGACGTCGCTCTAATTGCCGAAATCGCTCGACAATATCAAGTCGCTTCGCTTCTGCTTCGAGATTCATTGATGAGCGCCTCCCGCAGTGATGTTGTAGGCCGCCGCATATAGCTCTGCTGAATGCTGGTGCTTTTTCATTGCCTTCTGCAATACAGCACCACAGGAACCATTATAGTCCATAGGCATCATTTCACGCAGTGCCTTCACTGCGCCGTTTACATCGCCAACGGTAACCACGGCCCCGTTATACACGTGCTGGGTCGCACCGCCAACCGCTGTTGCCACCACCGGCACGCCGTGCTGCTGGGCTTCAATCAAGACGAGCCCGGCGCTCTCGGTGCGCGACATGTGCAACAGCGCAAACGCCTTGTGGTATAAACCTGCAAGTTCATCGTGCGGGACATACCCTAGGCACTGCGCGTCAATGCCAGCCTTGCGCAGTTCAGCCATGCGGTTCTCGACCAGCGTCCAGCAAGACTCGCCCCGGCGCGGACCGCATAGCACAAACGACATGCCATACTTGCGGCCGGCTTTTTCAGCAACGGCAAGCCACTCGCGTATGCCTTTGTATTCCTCGGCGGATGTCACGCCGAGCACGAAGCTGTCTGGCAGCTGTCTTTCCATGCCGTCGCGCGGCAGCTCCTCCACCACCGGGTTTGCTATCTCCACGCGCGGTGGCCGAAACTCCTCCGGCAAGACGCCGATGTTGCGTGGCCTTCGGCAGCGCCACGGTACAATGCAGCGCCCGCCGCTCATGTAGGCCGCGTATCGGCGGTTCAGCAGATGTTCGGTGACAAGCAGCGCTTCGTCTGGCAAGCCTTCCGCCGGCCGCCAGCCAGCCCAGTGGAAATGCACCACGTCTGCTTCGGCGAGAGCCTGCTGGCCTTCTGACCAAGCGCGCACCTTCGCCACGCGCAAAAACTCAGCGGCAAGCTCGCCGCTTGGCCGCTCCGCGAGCACTGTATGGTCTGCGTCTATGGCGCGCATAAGCCGCAGGGCTACAACCTGCGCGCCTCGCGCATTCAGATGCGGCAAAATATGCACCACGCGCCGCGCGGCGCCACTTGACGCTAAAGCCCGCACACGCGCCGAAAACTCGTCTGCTGTTTCGCCGGCGCGGAAGCCGTTCACCAGCGCAGCTATGGCAGCATGGACAATCACCGCGCCGTCAAAGCGGCGCACCAGTTCACTGTAGCTGGAAGCCCATTCTTTAATAGCAGCCGGGTCAAGCCGCGAAGCATCGTCTACAAGCGCCACATAGTCGCTGCTGGCCAGCCACAGACCAGCATTCCAGCAAGCGGCCGGCGTTTCGCCTTCGGTAAGCCCCACGATAGCCCCGACTTCTTCCGCATAGCGCCGCAGCACTCTATCGAAGCCGGCTTCTGCCTCTCGCCGGCTGGTAGTGCACAGCAGCGGGTACTGCATCGCCGCCAGCATATCCAACGTATCAAGCGAGAAGTTCTTTCGTGCCGTCGGCCATACGTATGACAGCAGCGGCCCCCACGTAAGCGCCGGCTCATCCCATGACCCGCGCCAATCCTCGTATCCAATACGGGGCTTGCATAGCGGACTATCATCGCCGACATTTATCACGTGGTACCGGCTGCGCTTATGTACTACGCGCCGCTCGCCAACTATGCCGGTTTGCTTCGGCATCGCTTCCACGACCTTCGTTTCTGCCGGGCCTTCAATCGTGACGCGAACCATGTTGCTACCAGACTACGCTGACTATACGGTTTCTATTGTTAACATCGCGTTTGGCGATATTGCTGCCGACGTGTACTTCAATTGCGTCGGCTGGCGGCGGCTCGCCCAGCGGCCATTCACGCAAGTACTCGCGCGGGATTATCGCATGGGCATGGCGCCATTCCATATCATACGCGCGGCCACGATGCTGTGTAGTGTATCGGTGTCGCTTGCGCTCGAAGTCTTCAGCGCTTCGGCACAGGCCATAATGCCGCAGCGTACATCCGCGCATATCCCCCACCAAATCAGGCTCTATAGCCACCAGCGCCGTGTGGTGTTCAACGAAGGGGATAATGCAAAGCTCATCAAGCGGCCGGTACACACGCAACAGTCTGCGATAAAACGGTTCTACCCAGCGGCGGTTGGGCGGCAGCGGCGCCGCGATGGTCATCTCCTCCGGTGCTGCATCGCAAAAGCGGAAGTCGTACAGACGCAAGCGCAAGCCGGCCAAGCAAGGCTGCTTGCGCGATACCCACTCAAGCTCTTCCATGAAGGAGCCGTCAATATATTCGTCGGCGTCCAGCTGCACAATCCAGTCCGGGTCGCCCGCCTTCGCCAACACAATCGCCGCATAACGCTCGGCAGCTTCGTGGTAGAACGGCAGCCGCGACCGGACGACTTCAGCGCCAGCTTGCCTCGCCACTTCAACAGTGCCGTCTTCGCTGCCGGTATCCAGAACACATACCTTCGCGCAGCCAATCTCCAGCAGATGCGTCACAACATCGGCGATAATTCCCACTTCGTTTTTGACCCGCAGCCATGCATGGACTCTCATAGATACCCCAGCGGTCTCGCCTACAGCAATTGCTTGCGCCACGTCACAGGTGCCTTGTCCTGGCCCACCTCCAGCGCCGGTAAATAACGCGGCGTGCTTGCAAAGCTATCCTCGGCCATCACCCGCTCCGCCCAAACGATAGTATGAGCAATGCCTTCTTCGAGCGGTGTGTTGTGCCAGAGCTTGCCGAAGATACGCTTGCCAACCGTGTGGTCACACCATGCACGTTTTACTTCACGCGGTCTGTCCGGTACATATTCGCGCTTGACTTCGCGGCCGAGCACTCGCTGGATTGTGTCGGCCAATTCATTGATGGAATAGTGCGTGTCGTTGCCGACGTTGATGATGCGGTTCTTTGCCTGCGGCAGGAACCCAGCCATGCCGATGAGCGGCGTTACATCATCAATGAAGCTGAACGCTCGCCGCTGCTCGCCGTCGCCGTAGATGTACAGCGGCTGCCCGGACAACGCGCGGCGTATGAAAATGCCTACCACATTGCGGTATGGGTCGTCGAGCCGCTGGCGCGGTCCGTACACGTTGTGCGGCCGGATGATGGTGTATTCGATGCCATGCACGTCGGCCATGACTTCGGTAGCCGCTTCGCATGACGCCTTGGCAATACCGTAAATGTCTACCGGGCTTCGCGGCATCGACTCAGTGAACGGCGGTTTCTGCTTGCCGTAGACGCTCATGCTGGAGGTGAAGACGATGCGCTTGACCCCGTGGCGGATGGCTGTCACCAACACGTTCAGATAGGCCACGTAGTTGCGATGCGTGGCTGATATGGGCGTGAATTGACTGCGCCCTTCAGTGGCATCGGCCGCCAGATGGTACACTATCTGCGGCCGCACGACCTTCATCCACGTGCATACGTCTTCAATGCGCCGCAAGTCGAGATAGTGAAACTTGCACTTCGCCGGCACATTGTGCTGAAACCCACCGGAAAAGTCATCGCAGCCGTATATCTCGTGGCCAAGCCCTATCAGCCAGTCGGCCAGATGACTACCCATGAAACCTGCCACGCCGGTAACCGCTATTCGCATATCATCATCTCCTGCCGGCTGTAAAGTGCTCCGCCAGCGCCGCCACGATGCTCTCGCGCTCAATCGGCGTAAGAATATCCAGCGGCTTGCCCCATCCACGGTCAAGATTTTCGTCCAGCCACGCGGTGTAGTCTATCCACGTGCCTAATTCGTTGCGCTCGGCCAGTTCTGCCAGTAGCTTGTCCGGGGAGCGCGTCAAGTTCGGCCGGTCTTCACCGGCTTCTACTTTTAATCGCTCACGCCACAGCCGCGAGCGGTCAAGATTGCGTTGATTGAAGTGCTTCAGCACTAGCCCCAGGCTGCGGCCACAGCGTTCGCGTATCGGCGCCGGGAGCCGCGCTCCGCCACTCGGTCGCTCCGGTCCGCCCAGCGGCACGCGCTCAAGATGATGCGGTTCGTTCGGGTCATCCACGTAGAAATGGCGCCGGTCCAGCCTGAACAAGATGCGCTCGCGGAAGCGCCGGTCTCCAGGCGCCAGCGAATACACCATCCGACTGAATTGAAAGTTTGCACGCGGAAACTCCCAGTACGTGACCTTCGGTTGCCCCAACAGCAGCGGCAGCAGAAACCAAAACTCCGGCTCTACAAACTCATCGTGGTCAAGCGCCAGCACGACGTGGACATTGTGGTGCTTCAGCCGTTGTAGCAGCATGTTGCACCATAGCCCGCTCCGCATGGGAGCAGTCGGTGGTAGATGATAAAACTCTACAGTCACGTTCGGCGGCACATCTGCCAACGCTTTCTCCACCACCGCCGGGGTCCCATCCGACGAGCCGCAATCCATCAAAATCGCCACGTCTACGTTCCAGACGTGCGCCTTAACCCATTCTGCTGCCAGGTCAGCGCAGTTCCAGAACCGTGCCATTAAGCCCAGGCGCGCCGTCATTGCGTTATGTCACGCTCCGGCAAGCGCTGAAAGCCTACAATATAGGCAAACAGCGCTTGGTGCTTTTGATGGATGCGCTTGCGAAGCTCGCTGACCGGCGACCGCTTGTACAACGAGCCAGGCACAACCCGCCGGTACAGCCAGCATTTGTCCGACGCCTTGACGCGCAAGCCTTTCTCGATGCACGTCAACATCCAGTCCCAATCCTCCAGCGCCGGCAGGTCCTCATCGAACCAGCAGCCGTGCTCTTCAAACACATCGCGGCGCGCTGCAGCGGTGCCGATGCGGAAATCGTTGCCGTCGCCCAGTCGCTTCGTCGAAGGCGGCTCCACCTTTACCGGCGTGCGCTTGCGAACGTCGTCGGTGAAGTTTTCAAGCTGTCCGTAGACCATATCGGCGTCTTGCAACGCTTCAATGCTTTCTACTATGCGCTTCGGCGGCATGATGTCGTCGGCGTCCAGCCAGATAAGAATGTCACCGGTAGACCGCATAACACACCAGTTGCGCGTCTGTGAGACGCCAGTGTGCCACTTGCCGACTGTTAGCATCTGGTCGCCGAAGCCCTGCTTCGCTATCTCCAGCAAGTGCCACGTCTTGTCGGTGCTGCCGTCGTCCACGCAGACAATCTCCAAGTCGCCGTCGTACTCTGCTTGTGCAATGCTGCCGAGGGCAAGCCCGACATATTGCTCTGCGTTGTAGCACGGCATCAGCACAGATACGTCTGCGCGCAGCTTCGCTTCGCGCGCCGCCAGCCGGTCAATGCCCCACTTCTCTTCAAAGACCGTTGACCACTTCGCCAGCTCGCGTTGCACAAAGCTCCTGTCGCGTGGGAACGTGGCGTGGCCAATATGGTCTACGACAACGCTCTCCAGCAGGAAAACCTTGTAGCGCTTCTTCCGCACAGCGTAACAAATATCGTCATCATCTACGCCGTAGCCGCGATAGCGCTCATCCCAGCCGCCAATCTCCAGATACACTTCCTTGCGCATGGCCATTGCGAAGCCCGGCACGAAGGATACTTCGCGCAAGCCTTCTCCGCGCGGTTTGTTGGCGCGCTGCGCGCTGAAGCCAGAATACGTGGCAAGCGGCGCGACGATGCCGGCGCCAGGGTGTTGCCAGGCAGCTTCAGCCAGTGTGTGAAAGTCTTCGGCGCTTCTGAAAAACACATCGTCGTTCATAAAGACAAATGTATTGGCGAAGGCAGCGGCAATCCGCGCACCGGCATTTAACGCGCGGCTGTAGACGAAAGGCTCGCTGGTCATGCCGACAATTTTCACGTTCGGGATAGCGCTCAACTGGTCGGCTGCGAAACTCCTCGTCATGATAACAACCTTCAGCACATCACTCGGCAATGCTTTCGCACAGCGCACCGCCATCTCCGCCGACGCCGACGGAAAGATTGCAGCCGTTGTCGGCTTCGCAGCGCGGCGCGGCGGGATTGCTATCGGTCTGTGCGGCGGCACTATATCGCGCCGTCGCTGTACCATGCGCCGTTCGCCGACAATGCCAGTTCCTTTGGGCATGACGGGTTCTCCCTCGATGACTTGTGGCCCTTCTGGGCCGCCAGTTATTCGTATTTTAGCTGCCATAGTCCCAAATCCACGGTGACGGGCGCACAATCCCATACCGCACCACTGTGAAGCGCGCCGTTGTCGTATAGCCGTAGCCGTAAGCGTATACGCTGCTGCTCGCCAACACGGTGAAGCGACAGCGCCCCGGTTCATGGTTCTCGACATCGCTTACTTGCACATCATCATTCGTATCGATGACCAGCGCGCCCGGCACCAGGAACAATGCCTCCGAGCTGTGGTCTACCGTGACCACATACGCCTCGTTGTACGGCAAGTCCTCTACCGTCACGTTACGCACAATCCGCGCCACGCAAGCGCCAACAATGTGTATTGGCCAGTTACCAGACGATGACTGGTCAATGGCAGTGACGCTCCCATCCGCAGCAAGCGTGATAGTCCCCAGCAGTAGCGAATTGCTCGGCTGTACGTCGCTGGCCACGAAGCGCAGCGTGCCGACGTTGAACGTGCTTTCGTGAGACAGGTCAAACTCTCCGCCGCTCGATGGCGGGTCCACTCGGCAAAGCCACACCTTGTTGGTCGCCCCACTCACCAGGTCCTCAATGCTCTGGTTGCTGGTGCTGGCGCCATACATGCCGCCGATGATGGCGATTGTCGGGCCGACTTGCTTGCTGCTAAGTATCTGGCCACCAGCAATGACGCCGTTGCCGATAGCGCTGCCGAGGCCCCACGTCTGCAGGTCCACGCCGTCCACCAGCCGGTTCCAGTTCTTATGCGGCAGCGTTGCATACGCGCCGAAGTCTGTCTGCAGCTTCGCACGTGGCGTATAGTTTGGCATCGGTATCACCTGAGCCTGAAGGAGCCAGACGGCGTCTTGTCAAAGACGCCAAGTTCTACGGTGCTCCCGCGGTCGGTCAGCCATGTCATCTGGCTACCGATGTTGGCCAGCCGGTCGATTTGGCTTATCTGTATGCGCATATCGCGTCGCGCTGCGGCGATTGCACGCAATGCCAGCGAGCGCCGGGTTCTGCGGTTTGATAGCTTCATACGGCGACAGCCTCCACCGTCGTCTCGCAGTCGGCGCGCTGCGGCGCCCATTTGTCGCGCACGCTTACGACCATAAACTCTTGGCCGCTGGACACACCAATTGCTTCGGCATTGTAAACCTTAATCCTGCTTCGCCGGGGTATCTGCGGATTGCCGCCGGGAATTGTCACCTTCAAAATCCGCTGGCCTAAGTCGCGGTTGTCCCAATCAGATAGCGCTTGCGCGACCGCCATCGCTTGCGATGTAAACTCGCGACCTTCGCGCCGTTTCCAGAAGCGCCGGCCAGCGAAGGGCGTCGCCGTCCCCGGCTCGCTTTCGCGCTCATAGTCAATCGCCCATGCGCCAGTTTTGTTGCCGTTGCGGTCCTCGCCGAAAGCCCCGGTCGCTGTGACCAATTCAACGTTGGCCAGTTCGTACTCGGCGCTTTCAATTGCGAAAGCAATCCCCAGCGCGCCAGTTGCGTCAAGCACGAACAGGTCTCCCAGTTCTGCCCCAATCGACATCGTTCTCCAGACGCCTTCGGCATCAACGAATAGCTCCATGCCGGCAATGGAAGCGATGCGCTGCATACAATCCCACAAACTCATGCCGGCGCGTAGCTCACCGGTCACCCACCAGAACGGCTCCTCTGGCGGGCCATAGTCCAGCACCACATCATCGCCAGCGCTATGCCAAGCGCGTCGCGTTGTCGGCACGCCAAGCCGCATCGCCAAGTAGTCAAGCGCATCATTCACCGTCGCTCCATCCAGCGCCGGGAAGCTCTCATCAAATTGAACGCGCTTGGCGATGATGCTTTCATCCACTACGTCAAACGTCAGCCGATAGCCGCTTTCCCACTGGGGTTGTGCTGCTGCCGATACGCGCGTGATATAGCCGGCCAGCTTCGGCACCAGCACAGCGTCATCGCCGACGGAGATACGCATGTATCGCCACCGATATTCGCCGCTGAGCGGCGTGTTCGGGTCCAGCTTCAATTGCACCGTCGCGCGGTTCGCCGACATGTCTTGGTCTTGCGAAGTAGAAATGCTTGTTATGGTTCCCAGGTCCGCAAGCTCGGTCACGCCCCCGGACGTTGCAATTGTTGTTGCCCAACGCCAATCCGTAGCTACCACCCACGGCGTTCGGTAGAAGGCCACCGGCGCACCAGGCATATCTACCCGCGCCGGCGTAAGCGTCATTTTGTAACGAAACTGATGGCTGCATTCTACGAAGCCATCTGGGTCGGCCTGCGGCGAAGCGATGAACTCAACACTTGTCCCGCCTGGGGTGCCGTAATGAATGCCTTCAACGTGATGCGCCGAAGGCGGCAGCGGTATGCCGCCGGCGGTTTCCTGGCGGTCGAAGAGCGTATGCATGGCGCTATATGCCACACCAGTGTCAAAGGCGACTTCGTGCAGCGCAAAATGGCATTCGCCTTGGCGTATGTAAAAGGTCAAGCCACCCTGCGGGCAAGCCGGCGTAGTGGGCGCTTCCACGGCGGTCCAGCTTTCGCCGTTGTCTGTGCTGATGGCAACCATGCCGCGTAGATGAAGCACCAGCACGGAATACAACCGGCCGTTGCCGTAGTTGCCCCAACCATCATCGAGCGGGTAATCCTCAAAGCGAAACTCCGCGACTGCACGCCACTCGCTGCCAGAATTGTAGTACAGCCGTGGCCGATTAGAACCGTACCGCGCAATCGCCCAGGTCCCTCCGCCCCAGATGAGCGCCAAGTATGGCTCTTCATCAAGCCATTTGTCTTGCGGATACAACACAAACTCGACCCAGAACATCGGGTCTTCCGGCAGGTCAAAATTGCTCGTCACATACGTAAGCTCGCCGACGCCGTAGTAGTACAAGCCTTTGAACGGCACGTCATCCCAGATGGTGTTTTCCGTCCAGTAATCTCCGACCGTCCAGTATTCGAGCGTGTTGCTGCAGCGGATTAGCTGGGGCGTGCAAATCACTGCATTCAGCGGCTCCGGCAGCAACGTGCACTGCGGTATCGTCAAGCCATTGCCGATAGAATGTGTCGGCACCAGAGCTTTATGCCACGTCTTGGCCAGAATGTCGTAGACGGCGCCGCCCTGACGGGCCACGTAGCCTTCGGCGCCATAGTCGTAAAGCTGGACAGACGCGCGTTGCATTATACGTCCTCCCAGTCGATTGCGCCTTCCAGCGGCAAGACGCGACTGCGCTTGAGAAGAATATCATCATCCGTCAGGATTACAAGCGTCACGCTCTTATCGGGTTCTTCTACCAGCGCGACAGCCGACGCTGACGTGGCCAACTGCCCCGCGCTCGCCACATCGCTGTACGGGGCTATCCGCGTGAAGTTCGCGCGGCAGAACGCAATTTTGTTCGTGCTGACCACGCCGGCCAGCACTTGGCTGCGGTGCGCTTGAAAAATCGCACTCAACCGGTCTGCCACGTGCCCACCCCCGTCGGCGCCAAAACTTGACACCAGTAAACCACCATCGACTCATCGCCGTCGGCAACAGCCGCCAGCAACGCCCAGTCCGGGTGCCGCGTCAGTGCGGTTGCTTCGCTTGCGTTCGTTATTGCTTCCACCGGCGTATGCCATTCATATCCATCAGGCGTCCATGTGCCTACGCCAATGTACAGATGCGCGGCGCTCTCCAGCAGCAAAACCGCTTGGGTTCTGTGTGCCATGAAGCACCCGCCACGCAGCTGGACGTTAGAGTAGCAGTCGGCTTCGGCCCACGTGCGGCCATCATCACGCGACGTAAGAACGCTGACGCCGTCAGCCGTGCCGTAGAAGACCTCTATCGTCCCATCCGGCCTCTGCCATGCCACCACGCGCAGCGCGCCAGTCTTTAGCAGCGTGTCGGTATAGGACTGCTCACCTTGCTCATAGATGCGCTGGTGCAATTCGCCGCTGGTCAAGACGTAGTAGACATACAGCCGGCCATCTATGCCGCGAAAAGCGCTTACGTCGCCCGCTCTTGATAGAACCAGCCCCAGCGCGCCGAGCCAGACCCATTCGGATATGCCGGCGCCGGATGTGAAGCGCGGCGACCCGGAGACTTGCAACGGCCAGATGCCGTATTCCCACGGCGTAAGCACTTCGGCGTCGGCGTCCCAGTGCGCTTCGCGGACTGCTGGAGACCACCACGAGCCGTGCGCGTCGGTAGATGTTGAAGCAAGGCTTTCCCACGTGTCGGCCCCAAGCAAGCGCCGCGCGTAAGCCACGCAACATTGCTCGCGAGCGGCGTCATCGCCGCTTGTTGCAATGCCGTCGAGCCGGCCACGCAGCCACCAGCGCCCGTACAGGGCATATTTCACACCGCCGGCTACCGCGCGCTTGAGCACGCCAATGCAACAGAACGGTTGCACATACGTGTCGCTATCTACGTCAGTGGCCAGCCGGCCGAACTGAATATCCCACGGGTATCCATCTTCCAAAACATGTTCGACGCCGCTATCGTCGGTGTACGCCGTCTTTTCTTTCCAGGCGTCTTCATCATGCTCAGCATAGAAGCCTTCGCTGTTGTTGATTAGCGTTAGAAACTCGGCCAGCGTGAGCGCGCGCGACATATCAACGCCGCTCGTGGCGCCGTAAAGCCAGTCTATGTACGGAACTTCCTGGTCCTCCAGATGCGTTCTATACTGGTCCGGCACGGTGATGCACGGCTTGTCATCGGCGCGACCGCTCACCATCATTTCGGTGCCGTCATAGCGGCACATCCATTTAAGCCAGCCGTGCGGTGTCGCTGGCCGCAAGTCATCGTCCTTGGTATTCTCCGCCGGGCAATCCTGTGTCCAGCCCATGTACCCGAGCTGCAACCAGCCGTCGGCAGCCAGTGCCCATGAAAGTTTTATGTCCACCGCTATCGCATTATCGGGCAACCCGCGAAAGTCAACGATATACGTTCGTGCCTTTTCGTCGCCGACAACCGAGATACTGCGGGTCACAGAGGTTATCCCAGATACGGCGCATGAATACCCATCAATGCGTGTCTGGCCGCTCAGATGATTATCGTTCGGCGTGACAGTGCGATAGCGCAACGTCACAGTGACTGTGGTATCTTCGGTAGCCGCCAGCCGCATCACCAAGTATCGAAAGGGCTCTAGCCAGTAGATGTCCTCCGGCCGGGTCATATCTGCCGGTATAGCTTCTGGGTCTCGCCCATCGTTCTCTAAGTATCTGGGTTCTTGCGGCCAGTAGTGGTTGGCTTTCGTTATACGGTAGCATTCCGGGGGCGGGATAGCGCCAGTTTGCCCCACAGCCGCCTGGCGCTCGAAGTAGTATGTGAATATCGTGCGCGTGGCATATAGCTGGCCTTGGCCTCTGAACCAGACCAGGTTCCCCAGCTCCGGCGGTTGTCTCCAGTCAATCGTGGCGTTGCTCTCCCAGCGCGTGCGCGCCCATTTGCGCGCCAACGTCGAGTCTACATCTGTCTGCTGTACTATCGCCGCATCTGGCGGAAACATACCGGCCGCCGCCAGCAACCGGTCGGCGCGCCGCAATCCGCCCCATGACCATTTGCGCAGCAGCGCAGGCCCTTGCCAGTACGGGCTTTCCTCCACGCTGATGCCTGGCGGTTGGCAGTCCAGTTTCCATAGTAGATTGTTATAGCTCCGTTCCGCGCCGGAGATAGCGTCCGTCCGCGTCGTCGAGGCATATTCATCATTCTCCTTCGCCCAATCCTCATCGGTAGTCACGCTTACACTATATCCAGCTTTCGCCAGCACGTATTCAGTCTCGTGCAACGAGTCGAGCGCGGCTTTAACAATCGGCAAATCAACCGCGCGCGGGATGCTTACCAGCACATCATCGCGTTCGGTCAGGTCGCCTTCAAGCGCCGGCAATTCATACGCTTTCAAGTTCTTGCAATCGAGCACCGCCGGCAGATTGCGGCCGCGGCCCCAGCCGCCAGTAACGGTATAGATGCCGTCTTGGCCGATGGCGTTTGCTTCCAGCGTGCCGGGCATCGTGCCTTGTACGCGAAACTCGGATGTTCCAGTCGCGCTGCTTTGAGTCGCTATCAAAGCATCAATGTCGTCAACATAATCTTCATCGTCTACGGCTACACCGGCCGGCTTCGTCTCCACCAGCGCACGTCGGCCGGGCAGGTAAATGATTGTGTCATGAATGCCAGAACCATCGTATCGGCGCCACTCAAAGCCGCAGTCGTATCCGACGTATGGCGTGGGGTCTCCGCCAGGGTCCGCCGTATACCGCCACCGAGCTTGCGTTGTGCCGATGTTGCTGGCCGTGATGGTGGCCGTATACCACTCGCCGACCTCGGGCTTCCACCCATCTTCGAGCACCGTCTGCCACCAGTATTTAAGCTGCTCGCCGGCCGGAACGTCGTAGCCCCAGCGCGTCCAGAAACGCAGACCGCCGGCGATGATAGTGATGTCGGCCTCCACCCACAGATTCTGGAACGAATATCCTTCGCCGATGAAGAAGTATAGCCACGATTCATCGCGCGGTTCCGCATCCCAGTCCGGCTGCGGGTCGGCCGCCGGTGTCGTATCAATCTCAATGTCCTCTGGGTGCTGTGTGACAGCGATATAAATCGCCCACGCTGTGTAGTTGGCGTCAGGCACCGAAGGGGAAGCAGCGCGCAGGATGGGGCCGTACGGATTGCCGCTGCCGTCAAACAAGTCAGAGTAGCTCAGAAAGCGCTGCACCAGCCTTATGCCGCACTTGAAACCGGCCGCGCCGATGTAGGCACCTGGCACGGCGTTCTGATAGTTGACGGTATTGACGCCCACGTCAATACCAGCGCGGCCAGTTAACTTGGGATGAATGGTGCTGCCGCCCTTTATCCACGGGCCATAGGCTGTCGCCACGGTGTCGCACCCCAAAAATCGCGCCTAGAAGCCGTATAACGCGCCGTTTTGTCCGGGCCGCCCCTCTGGGCCATCCAGCCCCAGAAAATCGCACAGCGTCCCACAGCGGCCCAGCGGCGGCCATTCCCGAAGCGTACTTCAGAACGCTTCTGGCACTTCGTACAGTTCTTCTTCCAGACCGTACTCTTCGGCGAGTGCTTCCACGTCATCCGGGAGATAGACCCTGACCTCGCCTTCCGCACGGTACCCGCCCCCGGCCCCCGTGACCGGGATGGAAACATAGCGCCCAGTGCCGGCTGCCAACATGCCGCGTGCGTATCCAGCAGCCGCATACGCTTGCGGGGCCAGCATTTGTCGGAAACCGCGTATCTGGGCCTCTTTCTTCTCGCCAACGCCGCGTTCGCGCAAGCCTTGCTTGAACTCAGACAGCGCCGAGTTGAACATTTTCAGCGACTGCGTGGTGAAGTTTAACACTTCGGTCCAATACGACACGGCGCTATTCAGCTTGCTGCGCACTGCGTCCACCCAGGCATCAAATAGCTGCATCCGGTATTCGGTATAGTTTCGCCACGTTGTCTGAGCATGACGCACAAGCTCGCCGACAGACATACGGCGCAGCTGCGCCATCGCACGCAATTGCACGGCCTCCAGTCCACCCACGGCGCCGGTCAAACCTTCGGCAGTCATCCCCAGTGCGTTCGGGCCGGCCATCGCCAGCGCACGCATCAGTGGCATACCTTCTATCATTCGCCGCACAACAGCCGGGAACGCCAACCGCATCAGCCCCGCGATTGAGAAGCCGCCGAATTGCGCGCGCATCTCCTCTTCACGGGCTTGCCGCTCTTGCCGCGCCCAGTCGTTGAAGTCTTTCAATGTGGCGCGCGCATCAGCAAGCTCGGCCTTCGCTTCGCGTTGCACGAATGTCAATTCATTCAATGCTTCTGCCAACGTTCGCTGCGCATGTACTTGCGCTTGACGGTCGGAACGCACCTCGCGCATCACGCGCATCGCCGCTTGCGCGCTCTGCGCGGCTTCTGTCGCGGCATGTGCTACCGGGGCCGCAGCGCGCAAGAATGCGGCGTCAAATGCGCGGCTCCAGCGACGCGCGGTCTGTTCGGCACTCTGCAAGAGTGTGGTGGCTAACATCGGCACCGCGCCTGGCGCAGCGCCGAACAGGTTCTGCAACGACTGCAACTGCGGCGGCAAACGCACGCCAGCCCACGCTTCGGTAAACGCACGTGCGGTGCCGCGAATTATCGGCGGGGCTTGCTGCCATAGTTCGCGCAGCTTCGCTGTGGCGTTTTCGACACCGCGTGTCACATCGGACCATTCTATGCTTCGTATGCCTTCGCCCAGCTTAGCCAGCACATAGCCACCGATAATAAGCGCGTTGTTGATGCCCAGCAGTTTCCCCAGCAAGTCGCGGGCTATACCGCTGAACGGCGCCAATGCACCGAGCACTATAAGCCAATTCTGAAACTTGTTCGCCAATTGCACCGACAGCGCCATCATCAAGCGGCCGAGCAAGGTCAGTATGTTCGCCACCACGTCGCGGGTCGCTATGAAGATTGCCTCCATCACAACTTCCCACGACTGCTGGAAGAACGGCAGCGCGTTCTCGGATAGATACTTTAGCGCGGCGCCCAGTCCAGCCAGGCCGCGTATGATGATTTCCGCTGCCACAAGAAAGATATGCGCGACGTACTGGAATATCCTTTCAACCGCCGGTCCCCATACGTGGAGGGTTCTGTACAGCCCAATGATAATGCCGGCAACCCAGCCCAGCGCGCCGGCGACACGGTGCCCCCAAATACGGATATAGTCCATGATGCGCCCGAAGACTTCTTCCCAATGCTGAGCAAGATAATGTATCTGACGCACCAAGCCACGGCCGATTATCCACGCCACATTGACCAGGAACCTGCTCAGCCGCGCCCAGCCTTCGCTGCCGCTCATCACATTAATAAGTTCGGCGAATTGCTTCACAACCCACCGCAGCGGGTCCAGCAGCGGATAGCCGATGACGAGCGCCAACTCTTCAAGCGACGACAGCAGATACTTGATGGTGCCAGAGAAGGACGACATCTGCATTTCAGCCTGGCTGAATGCCTGGTTCGTCCCGGTTATCTCTGCTGCCATCCGCCGCAGACTGTCAGCACCTTGCGTGATGAGCGTAACAGCAACGTTGAATGTCCGCGCCGGGAACGCCTTTGCCAGCAAGTTCATATCCAGCGCACCAGCGCGAAAGGCTTGATGCAAGCGGTCCAGGCTGGTCATCAAGCCGACAACCGCTGGGCTAATAAGCCTCTGTACTTGGTCTGGCGCGACTCCAAACGCTTCGGCCAGCGCTTCCTTCAGAGCACGCGGTACGCGCATCAAGCGCAAAATGAACATGCGCAAGCCGGCGCCGGCCATCTCGCCCCTCATGCCGACGTTGAAAAGCGCCATCAATGCGGCCAGCATCTCTTCCAGCGACATCTTGGCTGTCTTCGCCGCCGGCACAACGTACAGCAGCGCATATTGCAGCTTCTCGAACGTCGCCAGCGAACGCGCGTTCGCGGCCGCGAGCGCGTTCGCCACGCGGATGGTGTCGCTGGCTTGCATACCGAAGCCAGCAAGCAGCGCCACGACAAGCTCCGCCGCCTGCGCCAGGTCAACGCCAAACGTCTCAGCCAGCTTCGTGACACCGCGAATGCCAGCTTCAATCTTCTCGCGCGACCAGCCGGCGCTCGCCAGATAGAAAGCGGCTTCGGCGATTTGCCCGGCGGTGAAGATTGATGTCTTTGCTACTTCGCGCAGCGACTTACCGAGCGCTTCTATCTCTTGACGGGATGAACCCGTGACGCCCCATACGCGGCGCAGTGAGGCTTCGAATCTGGCAGCGGCCCACACACTGGCTGTTAAGCCGCCTATCAGCGCGGCCGGTATCAACATTAGCCACGTTCTGAAGCGTCGAATGACAGTAAAGAGCGTGCGGCCGAGCGATAGAAGCGAGCGTATTAGGCCGCCAACGATGCTTATCAAGCCAGCAATAGCGCTGCTGACAAGGCCGATGATGCCAAACAATACGCGAAAGCCGAATACCGTGCCGGAGATGATAGCGCCGCCAAGCTGCATGAACCCGCGAGTAACGTAGGCTATCAAGCCGATGAGCGCAGCCGCCTCGGCGTTCACCGACATAAACTGCATCGACACGGCTTCTGCTGCTTGCTGAGTGCCGGCTTGGGCTGCGTTTAAATCGTTGAGGGAAACATCAAGCTGCCGCACGCGGTGTCGAACTTCGTCAAGTGCGCCGCTGGCTTCGTCAACCGCTTCGAGTATGAGAATCAGGTCTTGCGTATTCATTTCGAGCGGCGTCCCCAAACTTTAGCTGCGCGCCCATGTGGTGCCTCGCCTTCTGTTTCAGCCTTCTTAAGCTCTTCGCGTTCGTATTCATCGCGGCCACGCAGAAGGGCAGCTATCATCCGCATCAGATGTGGATTCTCTTTGCTAACTTCGCTCGGCAAAAAGCCGCGCTCAAGCCAGAACGCATACCAGACTACAACATCAACAGCGCGTTCTACCCGTCGGTCTGTTTTGGCGTGGGGATTGTATCCGACTCGATAACAAGCTCGCTCGATTTTCCCAGAACCCGCTCCGCTTCGTTTTCCAGACCGTTATGTATCAACAGCCATGCCCGCAACCATCGGGCATGGCGAATATCCAGCTTCTGCACGACTTCACGTATCGCCGCTTTGCCGGCACCGCGCCGTCGCGCATGGACCTTCGGCCGCGTCTCCGTGGCCGGGATGAAAATCTCTTCAATGCCTTCTTCGCACAGCACCAGATACGGCTCCAGTTCGCTCAATTGCGTCTCGACAACTTGCTCGTCTGTATTGCGCACATCTTCCACGTTGCCGCGCCAGCGCGGCCGCACACGCACTTCACGATAGCGCATGATGCCTTCTGCCCCGATTGCGCGCGGCTTGAACCATGCGCCATTCGCGCCAGGGAACTCTACTTTCTCCGGCAACTCGCGGTCTGCCGCCAATAACGGCGCCGCCGCTGCTTCTGCCGCCAGTTTGTCAAGTCCTTCTGCTGTCATTTGTCATTTCCCCTCTCGTGCCAGCCTTTCTGCTGTATGCCTTTCGTCTTGCACTGCCTTCAAATGCATAAAATATCTGCGCTCCTCAGACGACAGCCACTTGCGCCGTGCTTCATGAAGCGCAGGCACATCCTCGAACAAAAACTCCGTCCGCCGCTCGCCTTCGTTGTATTGCACATCCAGCAGCAGGCGGCCTTTTAGCTGCAAGTAAGCCACCAACCCAAGGTCGGTTATCGCGACCAAGCCAACTGTAACATCTCCATCAGACACGCTGATGCCCCCTATGTAATGGTCAACCCTTTCGCAGAGCAAGGCACTTCGTAGATGATGTCGCCATCACTGCCGGGGATAGTCAGATTTTCATCCGTCGGCGTGAGGTCTGTGAATGTGAAGACTATCGTGTCGCTGCTGTAGCTCGTGTCGAAACTCTCAAGCGTCAGCGTCGGGCTTGCCCACGACGAGATGACGTTGGCGTAGACATCAATGCCACTGGGGTTCGCAATGCGCAGCGCAAGCTCGATGTTCTCTTGGCCGACTTCCAGATAATCCCAAATCCGGTCGGGGTCACGCGACGTGCTGGGACCAGCAATAACAGCTTGCACCTTCAGATTGTTGCTGTACGACAAACGCCAGCCGACAATCTCGAACAGCGACCATGTAGCTTCCTTGGCCGACACGCCCGGCGTGTCCAAGAACGTCTGTGTATACGGACCGGCGCTCGTGGTCTTGCCGCCGATGAGATTGAGCGTCGCCTGCACCCAGTTGTCCGGCTCCACGTTCACTTCCAGTCGGTCAATGCGGCAGTCTTGTACTTGCTGGTCATTGCTGGAGTCGCCGTCGCTGACGCCAAAAGTCAGCCACGGCAAATCCCCGCTGGCGTCAATCGCTTTCTGCAGAAGCGTCTTGCCGCCGACAAGCTGAACCTTGTCAATAGTGAACCGCAGTTCGGTGGATAGCGTGCGGCCCTCAAACTCGACGACAGACCGCGAGCCGGCACTGCGAATACCTTCAATGGCGCCGCGCTTGTTGAACGCCAGATTACTCCACCATCCCACCGGCAGATTCGGCGTGCTCGGTGTGCCTTGCGAGGCTTGCGTCGCATATAGAAGTACACCTTTCCAACCTTGACGTATCGACATTGCTTAGGCCCCCTCGCCCTCATCGGTTGGAGGCTGTTCTGCTGGCATTCTGGAAATCAGCTCGCGCGCTTCTGCTGGTGTGTCTGCCTGAAGATGCAAAGGCGGCGCGGTGACGATATGCCGTGCAAGTAGCTTGCGCTCCTCCACCAGTCGCGGGTCGCACTCATGCTCATCTACCGCTTTCTTGCTCGGAAACTGCGCGCCACACTCCGTGCAAGCGAACACGCCTTCTGGGATGATGTCTTCAATGCGGTTGATGTTCGTGCTCGCCATTGCTGGTCACCTCATTAAGCATACCACGCAACTACTTCCCCGACCAGTATGAACGTTACTTGCGCCCCTTGCCAACGGCCCTCTTCCCAAACGGGTCGTATCTGCCGGCCCCGCGCAAACTGGCTAGCCCACTTGCCAGACGCCACAATGACGCCGCTGGTGCGCATGTATTCTTCGACGTTCTGAATGATGCGCAATGCATTCAGTGTGGTGGCCCCCTGCCCGGTCCACTTAAGCCCCACCGTTATCGTCGTCTGTATCCACGGTTCAAGCTGCCGGCCGACGCTTCGCACATCTAAATGGCCTACCACGCCCAATGCCGGGAAGCCTGTCTCCGGCACCCACGCCACATCTCCAACAACGAACGTGTTAATCTCCGGCAAACCGGCCGCAGACAACCGGTCGTTGATGTTATCTTCCAGCAGGTCACTCACATGCTCTAAAACGCTTGCCACATCAAGCTCAGCCATGCTACGCACCACCGCTCCATCGGCGGGCTATCACACGCGCAATATCGCCAAGCACACGGTCTGCATCACGCGCCGTTTGCTCAGCCACCTTCTTCGGCAACGGCCGCCGGCGCATCCGCCGAGTACCAGCGAATAGAAACATCGGATACGGCGCGCCAGTCACCGTTCGCGCAACGTTGCGAAGTATCGCGCGTGCGCCGCGCTGCGTGCGCGCAAAAATTAGCCGCCAGCTCGCACGCAGTAAGCCGTTGCGGACGTTAATAATGTAATCGTCTGGCATAGCCGGCCGCGCACGCGAGTAAAAACCAGGGCGGTATCCATACACATCGCGGGTCCCACTGCTATAGCGATACGCCAGTCGATACATGTAATTGCCAAGTCGCGCAGCCGCTTCGCTGGGGAAATGGCGCGCTTCATCTCTTGCGCGCGCGATGCGCGCTTCTACTTCGCGCGAATTGTGGCGAACTCGCACTCTCATTCTGTAACACCGCGCACGCAAACACAGGTGAAATGCTCCTCTTGTCCACGCGGCATATCCACTTGGCGCACTGTCCACTCGCTATCATCCGGGGCCACAATTACATCATTCGCCTGTAGCATGGTGCTTAGCTCTTGCACTTCGCGCGCCACAACAATCCTCTGCGGGAAATGAAACTTCCGCACCTCGGCCGGTTCCATGCCAAGGCTGGTCGTCTGCATTCCCAGGCGCTGGTTGCCGATAACGCACGGGCAATTCGTAATTATCGTCTCGAACGTGCCGTCGGATTGCGGCCGCTTGACATCAACACGCTCTTCCCACTCGATGAAGCTCCAGTCACCGTTGTAGCCAAGTAGGTTGAGCGCCATCATCAAACACCCACACGGGGCAGCAATGAGTACGCTTCATGGCGCCAACGCTCGATTAACGCAGCGTGACGATGCGCGCCAAGCGCTTCGCTTCTATCGCCGAACCGCCGGGTCTGAATACCGTGATCTCGCATCAGCGCATCGTCAAGCAGCACGCGCACAGCCGCCAACAGAGTCACGGCACGCACTATCCGCGCGGAACTGTTGTGCCCATGCGTCAGGTCGATGATGATGTTGCGCTTACCGCGCGGCCATTTAGAGGCCTTGCTCGCATCAGCACCTCGGAATATAACGAACCCGGCATCCTCTTCGACAATCCAGTCAGAAACGGTGCTGCTGCTGTCGTCGGAGTACTTGATGGAGTGTATCTCTACAATCGGCAAGTACTTCGGGGGGATAACGAGCACATGCGTGCCGCTGCCGTCAACGTAGATGGTCTCGCGTGTGGTTTCAAGCTCTTGCCCGCCCAGGTAGAGCTTCGCTTCTTCTTCGGCCGCTTCAATATGCGCCAGCAACGCAGCGCTATTGTCGTCTAAATCCAGCCGAGCGCTGACGCCGTTTTCAACAACTTCGCGGACATCCGCCGGTGTGCATACAGCCATCGCGCGAACCTCGATAATGTGGCGGGGCGCCACTTGCTGCAATTAAAGCTGCGACTGTGACG